ATGAATATGTCTAACAGTTCCGCGCTCCTCAAAGAACTAAAGAAATGCCTCGACCGCGCTCGAGTCATTACCGAGGCCCTCGCACAGGGTCGTGCCTCGAAGGCCATACCGGGGGTATGGGAGATCGATGCCGTAAAGGGTTCATTGACGGCGCCCGATGGTGCCGTGCTCAAGTTGGCCGCCGGTGAAACCACCGTCATATCGCTGCTTGCTCGTTCGCATGACCATCGCGGATCGTTTGAAGAGCTGCTCGATGCGCTGGACGATCATGACTATCGCGCGCGTAATCGGCTGGCCATCCTGGTTTCCCGTTTGCGCGCACGGGGCGGGCGCAACGACATGGTGATCCCGCTGATTGGTGAACGCTCTCGCGGCTACATTTTTATGGAGTCGCTTGTGGAAGCGTCGGAAGCGCAGGTCAGGTCGGCACGCCGAAGCGGGACGTAAGACTGCGAACGCGCGAGGCGTAAGAAGGTGCGAGAGGGCGGCGGCGGGCCGTTGGGATAGGCGATTGATGGTGCCGCCAGTTGAAGTTTTAACCGCGTGGCGATATGCCGCGCAAGCCCGCGGCCTTGGACGCAAAAACACCGCGTTCGCGACGCGCGTGACGCAACACGGGTAAACAACGACGATTGGATGAGGATTCGACGGCTAAGACGCGTCTGGATCGTTCAGTCTGGAGGACTCAGTCTGGACGATTCAGCGAGGAGAAGGTACTCGATGAACGAATGCAGCAGGACCTGCTGTATTGAATGTGCTGCCCTGAATAGGGCGCACTGCATAGTGCGCACTGAATCTGGCGCACTGGTGTGTTGTACTGACTATGGTGCACTGATGTGCTGCACTGAATCTGCGGTGCGGAGCGTGCGATGCAATGAATGAGATCCACTGAATGCGATGCAACGACTGCGATGCAAGATGGGGTGGCTGATGGGGCTCGAACCCACGACAACTGGAATCACAATCTGCGCTACTTTCTAGTGTTTATGCGGGTTGCGCGAGATTTTAGGTGATAACGGTAGTGAGAGAGCCCCAGCATTGGCGCGGCTCTCAGGGGTGCCGTCACCACGTATTTAAGCGCTCGTTTTGATCTTAACGACCCGGCGGCGATCGTACACACGCCTTGTGGTGGCCGGGTTTTTGTGAGTCTCCGGATCCTTTTCCGCGCCGATCATGACAGTGATGTAATAGGCGCGGAGATCATGAAAAGTGAACCGCTCGCGCGTCCGGTCTTCCGCGAGCCAGTCGGCCATGATCTTGGCCCACATCGCCTTGAAACCCTGCTCGGTGTACGGCTGACCTGAGCGATTGGTCCACATAAACATCGATTCCAGCACTGGCGCCCGCTTCTCAGATCGCGGATGCTCAATGGCCACCAATTCGTCAAAGACCGCGCGCAGGGACGGCGTCCACTCGATCAATCCCTGACGCTTTGCCTCTGACGCCTTCGCCTTGGCGAAGCCGACTCGGATGCCATCGTCTGAGAGATCTGTACGCCGCATTTCGATGAACTCCACCCTACGGCGTCCGGTAAGGGCGATAAAGCGCGCCATGAGTCCGATAACGTGACTGGAGCTGCCGCGCCGGCGCGCGGTGTCGCAGAAGCTGGCGATCTCCTCCCATGACGGGCAGCGCGTCCGGGGGCGCTCGGTGTTTCGCCGCACCATCCGGCAGGGGTTAGTTTCAGCCAGCCCCTGTTCGATCCCAAACTGAAATGCCGACGACAGGAACGCCATTTCGCGGTTCGCTCGCACCGGGGCGGCCTTGCGTTCAACGCGCAGATATTGAGCGATGTGGGTCGATTTGATTGCACTCACTTGCATTGCCGAGAAGACGCGAAGCACTTCTTTGCTCGAATTGAGGTAGTCCGCTCGGCTGGCAGGCGCCAGCTCGGTAAATAGTGTGCTTGCCATGTAGCCCCGGATCATCTCGCCGGCCGTGCCGGTGTCGGGGGCGCGATACTCCATCTCCAGCACCTTGCGGATCGCCTCAGCGCGGTCGTGTCCGAGATTGATGTATTTCCGGTCATACGTCAGGTATCGATAGGTGTAGCCACCCGCTTTTCGCTTGCGGGCGTCCATGCGGGGCAATAGCCCCAGCTTCGCGTTGCGGGTGCGGGCTGCGGTCACTAACGGCTCCAGTTTGGGGTTTGGTCGGACTTTTTGGACTTCGACATGGAAACGCCCGCAAGGCGGGCGTCATGATAGCTTCGGAGCACGCGCGGCCATCCATCTGGGCCGCCAGTGGCGTATGGCCAGGATCCGCGATCCAACCACCGAATGACGGCGGATCGAATCTGGTAGCCGGTCAGCTCCTGAAGCTCCGTTCGGGACAGGTAGTTGGACATTCCAATCCTTAGCTGTAGTTTTTACAATGCGGTTCATCTGGTCGGTCAATCGCGGCCCCAGGCAGCGCGGCAGATGACGCCGGCAGAGAAGCCGACGGTTGCGGCGAAGAAGGTGAGAAATACGATGCTCATCATGATGGCCTCACGTCGATTGCGTAAACGCGCACCGGCTCGGCGCCGAAGTGCGGATGGGTGATGGTTTGGATCTCGTAGCCGCGCCACGCGCGAATAAGGCGGCGCGCATCATCGGCGGCCGGCGGGTAGCCGAGTGTGAGCACGATGCGATCGTAGTGACGCCCGACCAGCCGTTTCGTCCAATAGTCGTTGGCGAGCCGAAACTCGAGGGGCTTAAGGCCGGCCTTGATCTGCTCGAAGTACTCGCGCTTAAGCGGCAGGATCAACGACCGCCTCATGGAATGCCCGCATTTGGGTGGGCCCTGTGAGTTGCGGCCGGTCATACAGTTTCCTTTACCGCTACTGGGGGAGTGACGGCCAGCGAACCTTTCCGGCGGCGCATCGCCGTCTCCTGAGCTTCCGGTATGGTCGGCTCAGGGCGATTAAATTCTTCGATTGCGCTGTTCAGGGCCAAGCTGGCCCGTGCCAGCACGGACTGAAGGCTGGCAAGCCCGCTGTACGTCGCTTGCACGCCTGAATCCATGAGCAGACGCACGGCGCGCACGAACAGCTCATCATCGAAACCATGGCTGCTGATGTCGATGCCGGTCTTTTCGCGGATGCTGTCCACCTTTGCCATCAGTTCGGTGGCTGCACGCGTGCGCGCCTGAACCTGCGCATCGATGCGTTTTTCATTGTTAGCTCGGATCCGCTCTACCTTTGCGCTCACTATTTCGCTGACCACCGATTCGTCGGCTTCGCTCGCACGGCGCAGCATTGCAGCCATGAACGTCTTTGTGGGCGGTGTCGCGTCCAACTTCGGCGCGGCAACCGCCTGGCGAAGCTTGCCGTTTTCCAGCAGCATCAGGCCCCACGTGGGCGGCAATTCGCCATCCTTTATGATTCCCGGGAGAGTGACGATCCACCATCGTTCGCAGTATTGCTGCACGTTCCACGATTTCGTAGGGTCCTTCAATTCGCGCTGCCAGTCGCTGCGGCTGGCCTTGAACTCGAATCCTTCGATCAGCAAACCGCGTGATGGGTACATGTTCATGCTCACGGCGTCGGCCCACCGGCGTTGAGCCGCGCCGGTTCCATCACCCACCTCGAACATTAGGGCGTACTCAGGCGCGCAGAATCGGGTGCGCATCGCTGCTTGTATTGCTGCTGTGCTCACGTCATCTCCTTGCTGGCCGCGATGGCGGCGTCCAGTGCCGCCTTTTTTTGGTCCAGTTGTTGCTCCAATCCGGCGACCTCGCGCTTCAAGAAGAACGTAGGATCTTGGACTTCGATCCACGTCCCGTTCTTTAGCCACTTCGTCACATCGCGCGTGTCGTAAACACCGTAATGGCCGCCATCCACTCCGCTAACAACGTACTTCTCCATGCCCACCATAGGGCGATGGCAAATCAGCAACCTGTCGGTCGGCTCATCGTAATGATGAAAAAGGAACTGTTCGGGCGGCGTGTAGAAAGCCCAATCAGCGTAGTGCGCGCAGTTGTATTCGAACTGCTTGTCGGTCAGAACGTCCGTGCGAATGTCGGGCAGCTTAGTTTGGTTGGTCTCAGTCATGATGATCCCCCACCGCATCGGCTGCGCTGGTGGGCGGCGTGCGTTCTAAAGCAAACGCGGCGTAGTAAAGCCGATGGTGGATTGCCCATGTCGGATCTTCGGCGTCGTCGCCACCATCTTCTTCTACCTTGTCGATGCAAGGGGAATAGGCGCTTGCGATCTCAGCGGCTCCTTTGACCGCATCGATGTAGGTTTGCGGCACCAGCCGCCAGCCATCCGGGACCGTCGCGCTTACCGTGGGCGGATCACCGTCAGAGCGCAGGAGGCGAAGCGCGCCGACGAACCGTTGCAGGATCAATCGGGCGCCAGGCGCATTGATGCCGTGCATGTGCTGGCGCAGGCCGGTAGCGCGCGCCACTTCGAGTAGGTCATCGCTTGCGTGCGCGCCGCCGCTTTCGCCTGACCCTTGGATATTTTCTGTCGAGGTGCTCATAGAATTCGTGTGCCTCTTTGAGGGATTGAAGCGCCTCGATCAGGGCGTCGAGGCCGTAATACGGGACGATCACGTCCTGATCGCGCTGAATCAGCGTGATGCACTCGTGATTGGGCATCACCACGATCGCGTGACCGAGGTGGGTTTTCTCTGGGGTGTCGTGTTCTGGCCAGACGACGATCGAGCCGTCCAGGATTCCGCCGATCTTGTATGTCATGACTGCCTGCCTATCTTTTTGAGGGGGCGGGCAGCCTACCGGCGATCGTCATCACGTTGGTGATTTCTGACCTGCCCCGATAGTGCAAAGCAGTCTTTGCCAAATTTTCCAAATTGGATAGGATGTCGGCCGCCGGCGGCTTGACCTGTCCGCACACGGCGCTGTCAATGTGTTTTGGAGGTGGGCGTTTTGGTCGAAGAGTTCAAATATCGTGGCGCGATCGTGAAAATTTACGTCCGCAGGGGTCACAAGCCTGAAACGCAACGCACCTTCTACGCTGATATTTGGTTCCTTCTGCCGACCGTCGAATCGATGAACGAAAATTGGCAGGTTCTCTACCATTCGTTACCTAACGGGCTCGAGGGCCAAGACGCCGTGAAGCTGAGCGCGCGCGAAGCGATACGCGCTCACCTCGACCACCTGCTTGATTGAAGCGACGGTCCTGCCTCAGGCCTCGAGCGAGACCTTGGCCTTTTCGTAGGCGGAGTTGAGCTCTGCGAAGGCGTCGTTGGTGCCGCCTTTGTCGGGGTGCAGCGTCTGCGCCAGTTGCCGGTACCGCGTCCGGACGACATCGACGTTGACGATCTCGCCGGCGGCGAATCCCATAACAGCACGCCAGTCGCGCGCGCCAGGTGCCGCGAGCGCCGTGAAGCCGGTGAAGGCCCGTTCGAGGATGCGCGCGCCGCCGTGCCGCTCGACGGCGCGCAGCGCGTCCAGCGTTGCGGCGATCGCGGCAAGGTTGTCGGCCACGCGGTTGTACTGGTCGATGGCCAGTACACGCCGCGCGCCGCCGCGCTCTTGCCAATACACCGCGGCGCCGGGATCGGTGGGCTCGCGCTCGCCAGAGCGAGGCAGTCCATCGAGACGCGTGCGGACGTTGGTCGAGACGATCGCGTCTTGACGGTCGATCCCCATGCGCTCCAGTTCGGTCAACACGCGCGCCACGCCGTCGGTTACCGTCAGAGCGTCGGCCCAGTTGCGGCTGCCTTTCTTGTGAAATCGGGCGCGTTCGCGCCTATAGTCGCTCGTACGGGGCCAGCCTTCTGGCCAGGAGAGAGGATAAGCGTTCATTATGAGAGCTCCTGGGATAGGGTTGGACCAATTAAGGAGTGAAAGTTGAGAAAAACTCAGCGAGTTTCCGGCGAAATGGGCCCGGTCGGAGGTGCCGTTTTTTGGTTGGCAATTGGAGCTGCCGCTGCTTGCCTGATCGTTGGCGTCAGCCGGGGAGACGCCACTTTCAATTTTTGGGAAGCCTTGGCAGCTATTGCCACGTCGATTGGAGTGATCACTGCGCTCCGTGAGGGACGATCAACTCGGCGAAAACAATTCGAACAAGAGCAAAGCGTCAAACGCCGTGCAGCCTCATCATTTCTAATTAAGTGCTTTGGCCTGAATGCAAAGCTATCGGCTACTCTGCTCTCCGTTAGGCGAATGGCCAAAGGGGAGAGCTACCCAGATGCCCACCGGTTGATTCTGGTCGCGGTTCGAGAGTTACAAGCCGACTTATCCGATGAGAAAAATGCGGCGATCTTGCATCTGGACGATCGCGTCGCGTACCGAATTGAAGCAGCAAATCAGATGTTGCTCGCGGCAATCGGTAACCATGAGATGAGCGCACCAGTCCACGGGTTCATGAATGAGAGCGGTGTTCGCGTCGTCATAGAAAATATGTTGGCGTTCGCTGACGCTGCCCATTCATTGCTGAAGGATGCGGTGATAGACGCTGCGAAAGATGGTGATGTCGAAGGCTTGATGCGATATTGGCCTGACGTCGGCACGACTGATCTGAGTAGCGCTCATTACAATCCTCCAAAGTTTTAAAGGTCTGTACGACAGGCCGCGTCGCTAGCAACAAAGTTCCAACTCGATTGCGTCAAAAAGTCCAGGCATGGACACATCGCGCTCGGCAGATTTGAGGTAATGGACCCCGTCCAGGAAATAGGCGGGGTTGAGCTCGCTGGCGCCGCCACGGCGGCCTTTGAGGATTGCCCGGTACGGAACGGTCATCAGGCCGCCGAACGGGTCGTAGACGGTCTCGCCGCGATTGCTGTAGCGCTCGATCAGGCGGTCCACAATGTCGAACTGTAGGGGGCAGACGTGTTGCTGGACGTTGCGCTGCGCCTGGTTGCCGTTGAGCGTGCGCATCCGGCTGATGTCGTGCCAGACCTCGGAGTGGTGGCTGCCGGGCGCCAGGCTCATGAAGGTGGACGGCAGCGCGCCGCGCGCGTCGAGTTCCTTCCCGATGCGCACGTGAGTGTCGTAGTCGTACACGCCGGTAAGACTCTGCTCGGTGAACAGCCTGGCCAGCTTCTCCGGACCCAGCGCGGCAAGCTCTTCGGCGGTCATCTGGCGGTTGCCGCTCGAGCGCCAGAATGCGTGCGCGTCGACCTGCCATTGCGCACGCGTGTATTCCGTCTTGGACTTGACCACCGGCACGTCGGCGTAGCCGCGCGACCGATCGGTTTGCGGTTTGCGGAAGATGAGGACGTATTCCGGGCTGCCGACACCCATCTTCGTGCCGTCCTTGCACTGCTCGGACCAGCCAAGGCGGTAGGTCTGGTTGTTCTCGCGCACGACATCGGTGATCACGGTGATCATGCCCATGTAGTCGAAGCCATGCTTGCGGCCGTGGAACAGCGCTTCCGCGTGGAATGGGCTGACGGTCGGTGCGCCGGCGCCGGTGACATTGCCGAACAGGATCCGGTCCTTGACGTGGCAGCAGTAAATGCGGCCGGGCGCCAGGATGCGCAGCAGTTCCGGCGTGAGGAAGTCCATCTGCTCCCAGAAGTGCGCGTTGTCTTCGGTGTGGCCGAAGTCGTTGTAGCTGGGCGTGTATTCGTAATGGTTGGCGAAGGGGATGGACGTGACGATCAGGTCCACGCTGTTCTCCGGCTGCAGCTTCGCCTCGGCCACGCAGTCATTGTTTGCCACTTTGAACAGATCGCTTTCGACCTCGATGCGCTCGATGCCGATGGACCTGGCCAGCACGTCTTTCATCGCCAACTGGCTCAATCCGTATTTCTTAATGATTTCGGTCATTTTCTGGACCATCTCGTTGTGCTGCCGCCACTTGTGCAGCAGGGTGCGCAGGATCTCGCGCTCGGCCTCCGAGTGGATGATGTCCACCCGGCACCGGTGCGGCTGCTGGAATCGCTGGATGCGATGTATGGCCTGGATGAAGTCGTTGAACTTGAATCCGATGCCAGTGAAGATCTCGCGGTGGCAGTGCCGCTGGAAATTGCAGCCGCTGCCGGCGATCACTGGCTTGGTGGACAGGATCCGGAACCGGCCGTCTCCGAAGGCGACGATCGATTCTTCGCGCGTGTCCAGATCTTGACTGCCCCACACGCTTACGGCCTCCGGAATTGCTTTCTGTATCGCGTGGCGCTCCATTTCCAAGTCATGCCACACCACGAAGTGATCGTCAGGATCTTGCGCAACGATTTCGGCAGCTTTCGCTACGCGTGAATCGAGGCTGTTGCGCTTTTCCGCGGACGCCGCCGTTATGCCCAGGGCGGGATCGTTGAACATGAGCGTTTGCCCGTCGCGGTCGGCGCCCGCCGTGCTGTAGTCGGTGGGCACTTCGTGGTACCGCACGTCGAGCTCGGGCAGGTCGTACCCTTCGTCGCTAAATCCGAGGTCGGACGGCTTCTGAATGAATACCGCCCAGCTGCTGACCCACAGCCAGAATTCCTGCTCTTTATGCGGGTAGAGGGTCAGGTTGCCGGCCTTTTCACTGTCGCGTTGAAAAAAGCGCGTCAGCGCCTGGCCGGTGTCCATCTGCCCTAAGAATCCGGCGTAGTGGATCAGCTCTTTAAACCGGTTGGGGCTGGGCGTGGCCGTGTTGACCAGCTTGAAGGGCACGCTGTCGAACATCGGCAAGAACTCTTGGTAGGTCTTACTGCCGTAGGAGCGCAGCACTGATGCTTCATCCAGGCTCGCGGCCGCGAAGTCGCGCGGGTCGAGCTTCCCGTCGCGCACGGTCTCGTAGTTGGTCAGATAGAACGCATGGCCAGGATCCATCTCGGCGCGCGATCGGATGAACTGCAGATCGACGCCGACCAGCTTTGCGTCGCGAATAAGCTCCTGGCGCACACCCAGAGGCGCAGTGATCAACGCCGGGCCGCCGGCGAGCCCAGACATCAGGCGGCACCACTCGGCCTGCATGATCGACTTGCCAAGGCCAAACGAAGCGAATATGCCTCGGTTGCCGCCCTTGACTGCCCACCGCACGATCTCCTTCTGGTGGCCGAACAGAGCCGGGTGCATTTCGTGATGGAGGATGTCGAAGCCGTCGTAACGGGCCATCTTTATTTTGGCGCGCAGAAATTCGGCGTAGCGGTCGGTACCGGATACGGTCATGATGTCCATTTTCCGAAGTGAGATACGATGCCGAGCCCAACAGAGATCGACATTTGGAGAACGTGATGGATCTGCCGGCGTTTTGGCTGCAGTCTTGGCAATTGGTTGTGGATTTAGTAGCTGCCCTTGCTTGGCCGGTTGCAGTGATTGCAATCGCAAAGATGTTCAGATCTGAATTCCAAGCGCTGTTTAATCGTGTGGTAACTCTTAAAACGCCTATTGGAGATTTAGGTTTCGCTGGTCAAGAGGCGAAAGAAGCGGTCGCGACAGCGTTGGCGGATCCTAAAAACGATGATGTGTCTGAGCCCGCAGAATTGAGCGAGCCAGAACCCGCTCGCCTCGTGCAGAATGGATTGGAAGTCCAAGCAGATAACAAAGAAGTCTCCCCTCAAAACTCTTCCGATGAGGACTTGGCAAAGAAGCGGCGGTCAGCAAGGATCATGAATTCCGAGCCATCAGACCTGTTGCGCCTTTATCGCAAAATGGACGCCCAGCTACTGAGTCCTCAAGTGGTTGTAGAAGAGCGCTGGATTCGCTTAGAAAAGCTCTTGCGAGAGATCTATCAGCGAGAGGATGCACTCCCGCCGATGCCGGTCAATTTTTCTGAGCTCATTTCCACTCTCACCTCGAGGAATGTCATTTCGGATTCAGTGGCCGTTGCGGTCGAAAAACTGCTCTGGCTGAGAAGGAAAATATCTGCAGGAGCACCAAACAGTTTTAAGGCGAATGATCTTTGGAGTTATCTAAAAATGTTCGATGAGATGGAGAAGCTTTTGAAACTTCAGCTCAGTCGAATCACTGACCGCAAGCGATAGAAACTAAAATGGAATATCGTCGTCCATGTCTGCTAGATTCGCGCCGTTATAGCCGGTGCCGGCCGTCTCCCGCTGTTGCTGAGGCCGTGACGGAGCAGGCCGGCTCATGCGCGGCTGACCACCGCGCTCGGGAGGCGTTCGGTTCTCGTTGCTGCCGCTTTCATTTTCTCGGCCGCCGAGCATCTGCATCTGATCGGCAACAATCTCGGTACTGTAGCGATCGGCGCCCGTATCCTTGTCCTGCCACTTCCGGGTCTTCAACCGACCCTCGATATATACCGGGCGTCCCTTGCGCAAGTACTCGCCGGCAATCTCCGCCAGGCGGTTGTACATGACAACACGGTGCCACTCGGTTTCCTCTCGGCGTTCGCCGGTCGCTTTGTCTTTCCATTGCGATGTGGTCGCAAGCGACAGATTGCAGATCGCTGCGCCCTCCGGGCTATACCGCACCTCCGGATCACGGCCCAGGTTGCCGACCAAGATGACTTTGTTCACGCTCGCCATTACGCTGCCTTTTTCCGTAAGCTTCCCTCGTACTGAGAGACAAGGCGGGCGAACTGCATCAGCTCGGTTTCCATCGCCTCAATGTGGTTGTCGTCGCGCTCGACGCGCAGCCGGGTGAAGTGCTTGCCGGCGGGCTCAAGGGCGGGGCAATAGAGGCATTGGTCCCACCATTTCCGCCCTGTGATCCACAAGCACCCTTGAACCTGGTCCACAAGATCGCTCCAATCGCTGTCAATAAGAATTGAACGCAACCGCTCCGGCGACACAAAGCACTTGTATTCGCTGCCGCCGACGTCATCGATAAGGCCATCTGCGCTCGCGCCGAATAGCCCGTCGTCGGTCAGCACAAAGCCTGCATGTTCAATCACGAGCCCGGTGGTGATTTCATGCGCCATCCTGGCTGCCGGTTCCAGTTCGTGCCCACGCTTCATTTGCCATGTTTCGAAGCCTTCGTCGAGTGGCGTGCCGCTGATCCGCTCAATTGCCAGCCGAAACGCATAGTCTTTGGCCGCCAAGCTGAAGTCGCCAACGTTCTCGCCGTCTAGGGCCCGTTGCACGGCCTCGGCTTTTGGTGCCGCCTTGTAGCCAGCCACGTCTCGCGCATACGTTTCGCTTCGGCCTGCAAGAATCGCATCGACATATTTCTGCTGTTGCTCTGTCAGGCCGCCGACGCGTGATCGCGCAACCGAGAACATGCTGGCCGTGATGACGCCAGCACGCGCTTGGTGCCATTCGGGGCTGCCTTGGTCGCAGTTGACGATGATCATTCGGATGCTCCTTGAGCGGTTGCGGCGTCAAAGCCTTTTTTGAGGGCAAGAACAACGGCCTTGAGCGCGCTGTAATCAGCGGGGGTGCCGTTGGCCTGAATGTCCTTCAAGCCGTCCTGCCAGACCGCCTGCAGGGACTCGTTGTCTTTCGCCGCATTCACCTTCGAAATCCAGGTGTCGCGCAGCGTCATGTCCTCCGGCTGCGTTGCGCCGGCGCCGTCATCGTCCATGCCTTTGGTGGACATGCCGGTAACCGCGAGCAGGGTGTAGCGCTCGAGGTATGTCACGGTCGAGGCAGACGCTTGGATAGAGTTCTTGCCGCCGGTGGCGTCAGGAGAGCCGGACAAGGTGACTTTCTTCGAGTACCCGCGCACATGGGTCAGCACGCAATCGACAGTGATCAGCCCACCGTCTTGACGCACCTCCCAGTCGTAGGTCAGGTCGTGCTTGGCGAGCGCTGGCCCGATCGCGTCAGTGACGTCGGACAGTTCGGCGTGGCTGTAGCTGGTGTTGCCCTTGCTCGTGTCGAAACTGACGTGCTTCCGCTTGAGGATGGTGATGGGCTCCGCCTTGAATGCGGTCATCGCGGCCGTGAATGCCTTCTTGGCTTCGCCTGCTTCCCAGCGTTCCTGCAGGTCCATCATCTTCTCGATTTGATCGAGCGGGATGCCTTCCTTGAACGCGGCGATCATCATGCTTGCCGGCGAGCGGTCGGAGATCGCCGGGACGGTGCCGTTGGCGGTAGGGGCGATCGGCACTTGCTGTCGGACGGGCGATTGGGTGGCAGTACTGGTGGCGAATTCGATTGTGTCGTTCATGATCCTCTCAGTAGTCGATGCGGATCGCCGGCACTTGGCCTCGCGCGATCAGCGTGATTGCGGTCTTTGCGCAGTCTTCGGTCAGGCCGCCGGCCATCAGTGCCGCCAGGGCGGCGCCGTTAATCTTGGCGCGGTGTGCGCGATCGTTCTCGCGCGCCACGCGCTGGCGCTCTTCCTCGGCGGCGGCGTCTGCCTGCCGCTTGCGTTCTGCCGCGGCTGCCGCATCTGCTTGCGCCTGAGCATTCGCGCGGGCCCGCTCGGCGGCCTGCTCGGCCTCCAACCGTTCCCTCTCGGCTTTCTCGGTGGCGGCGTTGGCCGCTGCAAGCTGACGCGCGGCTTCTTCCCGGGCGTTCGCCGCGGCGGTTTCGGCTCGGGCGCGTTCGGCGGCTGCAGCTTCGTCGGCGACGCGTTGCAGCCGGTCCTTTTCATCGCGTTCGGCGGTGATCTGCCGAAGGCGCGCCAGTTCCGCCTGGTCGGCGTCGTGCTTCTCACGCTTCACGAGCGCTTCGCGCAAGCTGGCCAGCGTGCGCTCTTTCGTGCGCACCGCCTCCGGTTCGTATTCTTCCCACGACTCGCCGACATCGATGCCGTCGATCGCGGCGATGCACTGGCGCAGCGAATCGGCGTCGACCTCGAGAGTGACGACGCCGGCGGCTCGAATCTTCTCGATCGCATCGGTGTGGCGATCGATCCGCGCCTGCTCTGCCGTTTCCCACGCGGTAAGTGGAGCGCGCACCTCGTCTTTCCAGGTGTCGAGCGTGTCGCGCATTCGCTTGCGCTCAGCGTCCACCTTCTTGGGCAGATCTTTGAGGTCTGCGACAAGATCCTTGCCCACACCGTCGAGCGCGGTTTTGGCCTTCGATACCTTGTGGGCGATCGAAGCAATTGCGTCGCGGCCCTTCTTGGTGGACACGTCCGGTTCGAAGGCGTCCAGCACCTCCCGGATCTGCTCCAGGTAAGGATCCAGCCCATTCGTAGCACTGAATACCTGCAGCGCGCTTTCCTTCGGCACTACGGCCAGTTCAACAATGTCGGCCATGACGGCTCCTATTTGGCGGCGTATGTGGTCGTGCCGCGATGTTCTTGGGCCATGCGAGCCTCGGCTTGGGCGTCGAGAGTCGGCATGATGATTACGCTGAAGAGGAAGACGGCAAGGAACGCCGCGAGGCACACGGCCAGTTCGCGCATGTCCATGTCGTAGCGATCGCGATCCAGCGGCGGCAGCTGGTCGCGGCGGGCGCAGTGAATGCGCCAGGCGTTGCAAAGGCGCTTCATACCGGACGCTCCTGCACGTCGACGATGCGGCCGTTGACCCAGTGAATCGTGATGTGCACGCCGTTCAGGTGCCAGAAGGTGATCTTCTCGTTATCGAACATCGTTTTTCCTTTGCGCCGTTTCCAGGACGCGCTGTGCATGGCGCAGGTCAAACGCGGCCTGCGCATAGTCGGCGTACGCCCTGGATGCCAGTGGCGCGGCCGCGTTGATCGTCTGGGATTGGTAGTGCGCGAGCGCCGCTTGAAGATAGGCGATCGCGGCGTCGAGCTCGGCGCTCATTCGTCGTCGTAGTGGCCGGCCAGCGCGTCATCGCCGGGATCGTCGCCGCGGCGGAAGTAGGGCGGCGGATCGTCGTCGTCTTGCGGGTCGACGAGGTGGGAGTGGAGGTCAGTCATCGCTGACTCCTGTGGCTTTGGCGATAGCGGCGCGGGCGCGCTTAACGTCTGACGTATTCAGGACAAGGGTGATTGACTCTTCGGACGAATTGCGCGTCACAAAGGGCTGTAGGGCTTCCAATAGTTCCGGCGCGGCGGCGATCAGTCGGGCATCCGCACCTTCCGCGCCACCATTGGGGAAACACAGATCGGGATGTTTGTCACTGTGCTGCAGCGTCGGCGTGCACACTTCCAAACCCCGAGAGTTCACGATGCGGCGCCATGAATTGCTCGTCGCAACAAGCCAAGGCCCCGGCGTATGGGCGTTGCTCATAGGTTTTCATCCTTGGGATTCGCCCGGTAGACCCGCCGAGCTTCGGTTAATGTTCACGACGCCGAAGGCTACGATTCGGCCTGCTTATGAAGCAATTCGCGAATATCGGCAGGGAACGGAAATCGTTTTCCGGTGCGAAGCCAGGATGCAAAGGCGTTGCACACGGCACTTGTATCCTCTGAACCAACGGCTCTGATGTAAATTTCGCAGTCGTCGCGATCAAGCTTGGGACCATCAAAAATTTTCAGGCAATGCCAAAGCCATCGGTAGAGCTTTTCATCATCTAAGGGACTGTTCATGTATCAAACTCCGTTGAAGAACCACTCTTTGGCAGAAATTGAAGAGGCGTTCTCAGTTGCGCTTTCCAATCTATGTGGTCGGCCGATTGCGATCGAACTCGGCTCGTTTGTGATTGAGAATCCGACGTTTGTCCAATGGAACGTGAAGATGGATTTGCTGGCAAAACAGGGGCTTTTCGTAGGGCCACCTGAACGTCGCGAAGTAATTCCGTTCTGAATAAAGTTGGAAGAACTGAATTGCGTACCGCCGCTCCACTGAAAGCCCCGTCTTTCCGGGGTGTCATCAGATCTCGCATCCTGAATGCGCCCAATACCTGGCGTGCGGTGTGCCGCTTTGTTGAGCCGGTTGGCGCCGGCCGGGTGCTCTCTCCGCGTTTTGAGTCGCTGCAGTCATCCCGCTTTCCGCCCCACTCTGAAAACACCGCGCGCGATGCTTTCAGAGAGGTGGCCGCTTACGCCGGCCAGTCGCCTGAGGGAGGAAGAGCGCGTATCGTGCGCCACGCGTCTACAGCGTCGGCCGGCGCGTCACTCGCGGTTCGAACCTTGAGGTGTTGCCCTGGCGTCGGAGTAATCTGTCGTATCACCATCAGGAGGTCGGCAAATGAGCGCCAATGAGCATCCGATCAGCGTATACATCGACAACAACGTCTGGGATTTTCTCTTCCTGCATCAGATTGATTTGAGTGCCGCGTTACCACGACCTGATTTTTGTATTTGCATAACGCGCGAAGCAGAGTTTGAAATTCCCCCGATCCGTGAAAACAAGCCGTGGCTAGAAGAGTTCATACGGGCTTCTATCAGCAAGTGCTTGGTAGAGGTTGACTCTTACTTCGGTTTTTACGATGAGAGGTTTCCGTTAGAGCAACAGCGTGTCAGCGGCTTCAATTCGGGCCGGTTTGCTGATATAGAGGAACTTGAATTCATGCAGCAACAGCGCACGCCGCTGAAGGAGCGACACAGCCGAATGCGACCGAAAACCGGCCTGTTTCAGGACGAGGCTGATATTTCTCTTGCCGCGCGAGCTAAGCATTCTGTGGTGCTGTCCTTGGATCAAAAGAAAGGTCCAATAAATGACGCTTATCTTCAGGGCGGCAACGTTGTGTTCTTGGCTGAGTTCGATCCGGCGAGAGCTTCCCTCGCGGAGTACATTCGAGCAGCACTAGACCGGCGCGCTGGGTAAGAACACCCAGGACGTGGATCGACTTTGGAGAGCACCATCAACCGACACACCCTGCACGGTTGTCTGATAATTCGGTCAATGGCGCTCGCCAAAGGCCGCTCTTGCGAACGGCTTGGTACTGCACACCGCCAGTTGCACAACACCCGGCGAACCGGCTTGCAATGGACAGTGGGTCCAGGACTATCCCCGTGGTCTTCATCCGATTACGCGCCATCGGCTGATACAGGCGCCGCGAAATCGCGGTCACCGTCCGCCGGCAGCTGCGCCAAGTTGCGCGCTGTGATCCGGCGGTCGGTTTTCTGGGTTTTGCTTCTACCCCCAGCAAGTCGGGTAGGCGTGTCCCTGTAGGTCGCGCTATTCATCGGTCAGGTTGTTAAAGAGCGTGGTCCTGCGATCCCATCCCCATCCGACTTCGTGGCGGTACGTCCTCCTGCATGGGTTGCAGGGCCGAGGGGGTCTTCCTACGCTGATGCACAGCGCGTAGAAAGAATAGTAGCTAACGCTACTCATTGAGTCAAGAGCAAATGCTACTACTGACGGACGGAAGTTGGGGATTGGCGAGCATGCCGGCGATGAATGCGGTGAATTGGATGGACGAAAAAAAACCCGCCATTGCGGGTCTGCCGTTCAAGCCGACTTCTCGGCTACGTCAGTGCGATCTGCATTGTGTGAAACCCTGCCAAGTGACGCAGGATGCCTGAGCGGGCATTAAGCTGCGCATGTATGCGTCGATTTCGTCTTGGTAACGAACCTCGCTAAATCGCATTTGGGTCACAGCTTCCGACTCTGAGATCGAACCGCGCTCAAGCTTCTCGCTGGTATCAATATCTTGCGCAAGTCTGCGCATCCAAATCACATCACTGCGATCGACTGGCGGTGCGGAAACGATCTCATAAAGCTGCTGGAGATACTGCGACTGGGAGAGTTGTCCGGCATCCACCGCAGCGGAAGCAGCGGGGCGCCATGCCGCAATCGCACTGAGCTTAGGATCTTCTGGGGCTTTAGTAGCGCAGCCGGTCATGGCCGCAAATGCAGCGCAGAGGCACAGGAAACGAGACATGTTGGTTTTCGCTGACGACACATTCATTGCAAGCGATCTCTTCTATCGACGCACCAGGCGCTCATCGACGCCATTGCGCAGATCGTAGGGTGACCACAAAATCCTCCCGACGATCCGCACTTCGCGTCCATCGTCTTCAACCAATGGAAAATCTTTGTGGCCTGGGTTGAGTGACCGCGCCATCCAAACTCCGTCTCGCGCGCGCACGAGACATTTCACGATCATCTTTCCGCCATGGTTAATGGCGTAGATGGTGCGGCTGTCGATTTGACGCCAGTCAGTCACCATTTCTTCAAAAAACAGCATTGGGCCTTGATGCCGGATCACCGGCTCCATGCTGTTGCCATCTGCATAGACGATCTTCATGCGGTCGAGGGGTAGTCCGAATGATTCAAGAAACGATCGTCGGAGCTGAATCTCACCGATTTCCGTCTCATGGTAGTTCTCGATACCGAGGGCACCCGCGGCGAGACGCACGCTCAATTCGGGAACCGGTACAAACTCATGGTCGTTCGCAGAGTAGCCCGCGTGCGCAACATGTCCAACATTCGCTGAGCTAATGCGCAAAGACTCGCGCGGCTCCGGCCTAATTGACGTTGCGGTTGGAAGCTCCCATGGCATCGGTTTAGAAGGGACAAATGGAAATGGCTCTTCAACCGAGCTGAGATCGATTGCCTTGCTTTGTGTAGCGCGCGCAACGGGGACGGGCGGGCTTACCTTCAAGTTGAGCTTGAGTTGGGCTATGGCGAGTGCCAGTGCCCCCTCAAGCGCCTTGAGGTCACCCGGTGCCAATTCTCGAACGTCTCGCTCGTCGATCGAGGCGAAGGGCCAAGAGGCGAGCGTTGGTGCAGGCGCGGACTTGTCGTTGGCTGACGGCTCGAACCAACCAGCCATGCCGTGCAAGCCTTCGATCTGACGAATAGTCTTCTCTGTGATGGGGCGCAGGCCACTCATCAGCTGCCGTATGAACGCGCCGTCTTTATAGCCGAGACGACGACCAAAGGCTGATTTATTGCCTTGGTCGAGCTTATCGATGGCAGCTTGCAGGCGCGCCATTCGGTACTCGGATAGTTTGATCTCGTTCATGGCAGAAACGTAGCATGCGCTATCAGAGCAAAAGCTACTTTACATCGGTAGCTAATGCTACTAGTATCGGCGTATGGACCTGAACTCATACCTCTCCGCTCCTGGTTCGCCGACCGTACCAGAATTGCGCCGACGAATTCTTCATCTTGGCTATGACGTCAAAAGCGACGCTCAGATACGACAGTGGCAGCACCGCTATGCCGGGCGTTTACCTTCGCCAGAAAACTGTCTGGCGATCGAGCGCGCAACTGACAAAGCAGTAACTCGCCAGGAACTTCGACCTGACGATTACTGGTTGATATGGCCAGACTTACCCGCCCCTGCGGGATCTTCGCCGGTGCCCGCATGAGTTCGCTAATCGTTTACAGCGGGTCAGCAGGCCTAATTTTTACCCGCGATGCTCTCAGTTCGCTTCTGTGGCTGTCGATGAATGAAGACAGTGACATGGCGGCCAACGATCCGGCGCCGGACAAGCGCATTCCGATCGGTCCGACAGACATTTGATCAATGGCAGGAGGCTCCGAGGCGTAGCTCCTGAGCCATGTCGTGCTCCACGCAGACACGCTGAAAGATCTGCATTACCGCCGCATCAGTCGGCTCTTCAAAAAATCGACGCGCTATGTCCTGGGCGCGTTCCAACAGCAGTTCAGTTTGGCACTTTTCCATTTCGTTCTCTTTTCAACGTAGTTGATTGGCAGAACCGCATTGCACTGGAAACGCACCGTTTCGTGAATGCGACCTTTATCCGATAGGTATCCGATGCTTCCCGAAATTGAGTCCCAGGAGTCGCGCATAGGCGGCGATACGAGCGGCGGCAAATGTACCGCCAGGCTTGATACGCCTGTCCCGGAGGATCTGTATGACGCGATTGCGTCGCTTGCGGGGCTTTCCGGCAAGACGAAGGCGGAGTATGTGCGTGCGGTGCTGGAACAGCATGCGTTCGGCTCGATCCGCTACATCCGCGCTCGCGTAGGTACGGTGGGCTGACCATGCGCACCAACGTTCGAGACACCAGCAGAGAGGCATACGCCCAGCTGCAGACGGAAGGGAAGCTGGGCCCAAAGCAGCAGCAAATTGTCGATTTCATCGCGAAGCGTCCGGGCTCGGACTTCTCGCGCATCGAGCTTTCGAGTGGGACCGGTATGGCCATCAATTGTGTCGCGGGGCGAGTGAAGGAGCTTCTCGACTTAGGCGTGCTGAAGGAAGGGCGCCGTCGGGCGTGCACGATTACGCACAACAACATCCGGCCGGTGATGCTGGTCCGGGGCCGATTGCTGGGAGGGCGCCATGGCTAAGTTGGCGCTTCGCGTGGACGAGCTCGGCAAGCTGGATGGTCTGACGCCGGCAGATTGCCGTGGATACGCGCGCTTTAAGAAGAAGCTCGGCCTACTGCGTCCGGGCGACACGATCACGTTCGAACATCGCTTCCCGCGAAGCCCCAAGTTCCACCGACTGCACTTTGCCATGCTCGGCGCACTGTTCGACAACCAGGAACAGTTCGCGAACTCCGAGGACCTGCGCAAATGGGTTGAGGTGGGCGCCGGGCACTGTACGTTCGTTCCAGGACCGAAGGGCCGATTGGTGGCGTTGCCTCTCTCAATTGCCTACGACAGCCTGGATGATGCGGAATTTTACGAACACCACATCAAGGTCACGTCATTTCTTCGAACGGTGCAGTCGACACGCTTCTTGTGGCCCGAGATCGGGGACGTTGCTGCCAGTGCTGCTATCGAAGGGCTGCTCGCGGGGTTTGGCGCATGAAACAAGGCAGGCTCGTCCGGAAGTCGCCAATGGCGCGCGGCACCGTATCGCTGTCGCGGTCCACCTTCAAACAGAAGAAGCGCACGCGCATCCGCGCGCCACGCCTTGGTGGTTTCCCCTACGTGCGCAGCCGTGCGCTGCTCGACATCTTTAAGACCCTACCTTGCCAGATTACAGGGCGAGTCGGGGAAACCGACCCCGCGCACAGCAACTGGGCTTGCCATGGGAAAGGCGGACGGATTAAGGCGAGTGATGTCTACGTAGCAGCGATCGCCCGCGATCTTCATCGCGAACTGGATCAGGGCAGCAGATGGAGCCGCCAGGAGCGCCAACGCATCTGGTGGGACGCACACGTGAAAAGCGTGCGTGCGCTGGTGGCGCTTGGCCGTTGGCCGGCGTCGATCCCCGTCCCTGACATCAACACATATCCGTTTTAAGGGCGCATGCAATGAGCGTCGAAGTAATGACCATGGTTTTCAAGCGATACCCGAACGGCGGCGGCGAGATGCTGCTCGCGCTCGCGCTTGCCGACCATTCGAGCGATGACGGATCCGGGATCTATCCCTCGATCAAGTCGCTTGCCGATAAGACGCGCCAGTCCGAACGATCCGTGCAGTATCAACTGCGTCGGATGGAAGAGGCTGGGTGGATCATCCTGGTGAACTCGGGCAATGGCGGCCGTAATCAGCGCCGTGAATACCGAATTTCACCGGACTGGATAAAGGGTGCAGAAATTGCACCCCCCGAAAAGGGTGCAATCCACGACGCAAAGGGTGCAACTAACAACACAAAGGGTGCAATTGGCGACGCTAAAGGGTGCAACGGGTTGCACCCGCATATAACCGTCAATGAACCATCAATAGAACCATCAATAACCATCAAGGCGGAGCGCAAGCGCTCGCGAGGGTTCGACGCCGAATCGATCGCATTGCCAGACTGGCTGCCTTCCGCACTCTGGGCTCGGTGGGTCAAGCACCGCGGCGAGATCAAGAAGCCCATCACCGAAGAGACCGCCCGTTCGCAGATCGGCAAGTTGACCGCATATCGCGCCGACGGTTGGGATCCGACCACCGTGGTCGAGCACTGCATAGCTGGCGGCTACCAGGGTTTGTTCCCGCCCAGCGGCCGTCCACCGATACAGGCGGCGGCAACTCAACTTAATCGCCAGGAAGCCCTGGAAGCAAGCAACCGCGACGCCGTGCAGCGTGCGTTAGGGAGGAAGTGATGCAAGAGTCCGAGCGTGAAGAACTCTACACGTTGGTCAGCAACGTACAGGCGTTTTACAAAAAGCCGATTTCGACTTTTTCGCTTGGCGTCTGGTGGGAAGCTACCAAGCCTTTCGACTTGGAGGCGGTGAAGGATGCATTCAACCGTCACTGCGTAAACCCTGACAACGGCCAATTTGCGCCAATGCCGGCCGACGTGGTGAAGCTGTTGCACGGATCGACCAAGGACGGTGCACTCGTGGCATGGTCGAAGGTTGATCTTGCGGTGCGCCAGGTTGGCCCCTACCAGACTGTGGCATTCGACGACCCGATTATTCACGCCGTGATCCAGGATATGGGCGGGTGGGTGGCGATCGGTGCGAAGGACGGAAAGGAGTGGCCGTTCGTGCGCAACGAGTTCGAGAACCGCTATCGCGGCTACCGACTGCGCAACGATGCGACGGACTACCCGCGCACCATGATCGGAATTGCCGAGGCTCAGAACGGGCGCGAAGGGTTCGACACGCCGCCGCCAGTGTTGATCGGCGACCCAAAGCGGGCGCAGGTGGTGATCGCACGCGGCGCCGATCGACGGGGGCTCGGTTTCACCCGTATGGATCCGGCAACTGCGGCGCAACTCCTGCCAAACCGACAGGCGCTATAGCGATGGATCAATCCAATCTGATATTGCTGTGCTTCGTTCTCGCCGAGTGCGTCGGCTTCGGGCTTTTGATGGGGAACCTGTCGCGTCATGGCGCGCGCCTTGGCGACATCTTCCGAACGGGTGCCGCCGGCGAGCAGGACTACGGCTATCGCCATCGTGGAGGCCGGTCATGACGGTCCAGTGCATCGACTGCACCAGCGCGGATCCGAAGGGCGCTGGCGCCATGGCCCGCCAGGGCTACGCCCGCTGCGCGCACCTGACCACAGCGGAATTCATGAGCCTGATCTACCCGCGCCAGTGCGACCAATTCAAGAACGCCCCGTCCGGCGTCGCCACAGCACGCGTCACCTGGCTGAAGACCCAAAGGAAGGCAGCATGAGCACCCGCATGAGCGCCGCGCAATACGTTGCCGGCCATCCCCGCATCCGCCCACCGCGCAAGAGCAAGTACCGAAACGAGAAGACCGCGGTGGACGAAATCCTTTTCGACAGCAAGCGCGAATCCGTGCGGTACCGCCAGCTGCGCGCATTGCTCGCCGCCGGTGCGATCAGCGACCTTCGGCTGCAGGTCAAGTTCACGCTGATCCCAGCGCAACGCCGTGCCGACGGCAGCGCTGAGCGCGCCTGCACCTACGTGGCCGACTTCGCCTATCAGCAGGACGGGCGCGAGGTGGTGGAAGACGTGAAAGGAGTGAAGACGCCCGACTACGTCATGAAGCGGAAGCTGATGCTTCACGTTCACGGCATCACCGTGCGGGAGGTGGCGTGAAGAACGGATACATGGCGCTCGAGTATGCGCTTTGGGCAGGCATCGCAATTTGGATTTGGTGGGAGTGGCTGCGCGATGGGAACCGGTAGGGCCGGCGTCGTGGTCAATTTTGAGATGAAACAGGGGAGCGGTATGGCGAAGGATCAGGCCAACAACGGAGCGGCAATTATGGAAGAACGGCTATTTACGAGTGCGCACGCCGCGCTAACGTTCGCATTCAATTACTCGGCGCAGGCGGTCGAGCGCCCGATGATGGCCAGGATGGCCGATAAGGGCGGAGGTAGCGGGAAGGGGCTCGGCGGGCTGGATGGAGCAGGGCAGGCGGGCATGATCCTGAGCAAGGTGACATCGCTGTCGCGCCTGCATCAGGCAATCCTTTGGGCGCGATTCGGCGAGCGCGTGGCGAACTGCCCGTGTTGCGGCAGCCCTGCGGACGATCATGATTGGTTGGCCGCGATACGCGTGATCTCCGACCATGCCGTGGCTGACGCCCTTTCGTCGCATGTCACCTCTCGGATACTGCGCGACGCGATCATTGCTCGATACTTCGGGAAGAAATTGCTACTGCAGGACGCGGCATCGCGAGCGAACGTGAGCACAAATACAGCGACGAAGCACAACGGCCTGCTGGTGACTTGGCTGCGAGGAAGCAGGACGACCAAGGAAGCAGATGGGCAGCGTGGCGCAGGAAAAAAGGGGGAAGAAGCTCGCGCAATGGAGGCGATCGCCGCGCTGTTCTCCGAGTGCGGATTAACCGGATAGGGACGCAACTGACGAAATATCTTGTCAGTTGTGATTTTCACTCCTAAAATACGCCTCGATTAGTCACTGTTCATCAGTGCGCCCCGAGCCCGCAGGCCTTCGCCGAGCGGGCTTTTTTATAGGTGAAAAGTAGATGCGGTGGTGGATCCCAGCTCTCGTGATTTTTGCGCTGGGTGCTGCTGGCTTTTATCAGATCAGCAAGCCAATCGTCCCCGAACCGCAGTGTGCCGATCGAACTCCTGAGGAACTCGAGCAGGCGGTGTTTCGCCACATGAAAAACCGCACGTCTTGGGCCTTTCCTCCGCATCCGGTCGCCACTCCGTTTCTTGAACAACACCGTTTTCTCCGTAACGAGTATGGCTATTCGCCCGACCCTCGATCGTGGATCGTCCCGTTCACTGTTGGAGAGGGTGCATCCACCAGTTCGAACACGATGATTGCGATCGTGCATTGCAGCGGCTATGTCGAACTCAGTTTCTGGCGGCCGACACCATAGTCGGTCGAAGAACGGCCAAACCTTGCTATCTTCCTTGCTCTGCCACTCGCTATCTGCTGATAGCTTGCACAACCGATAGGAAGAATATGCGGGCTTCGACGTCGTTTATTTTGACCATTGCGCTTGGGACGGTGTTCTTCTACTTTCTGAATCGGCCGTACGTGCCGGGACCGCCTTGCCCAGATCGGACGCCTGAGTTCCTGGAGCGGGCCGTAACGCAACGAATGGAGAGCAGCGGGACGCGATTTTTTAATCCCGACAAGCTCGCAGTAGCCTTCTTGGCACAACACCGCTTTCTTCAAGACGAAATTCAATACTCGCCAAGTTCTCGGCTTTGGGGAATTGCGTTCACAGTCGGTGAAGGTCAATCGACCAGCAAGAACTCCTGGACAGCGATCGTGGGCTGTGCCGGCTCGGTCGAACTGAGCGGATGGGAGCCGAAGCCAACGCAAACGGGATGGCGGCCGCCCAAGGATTGGATTCCACCCGATCAGCGATAGCTTTCTTTCTTTTTGAAGCCCGCAGGCATTCGCCGAGCGGGGTTCTTTTGCGTCTGGAGCGGCCATGTCCCACATCATCAACGATCACTTTTGCGATGCCGCCGACGGCCCGGTGACAGTGGCCGCGACCGACGAGCCGGGCAACGGGAACGCCAATCACGAGTACGTCATCGGCGTGGATCTGGCCAGCGGTCCGTCCAAGACGATTATTCGCTTCCAGGATGGCGCTATCCAAGAGGTAGGCGTCAACGGCCTCACCAATGAAACGCTACTGGCCATCGTGGCCGACCGCCTTCGAGGCTTCCAGTCCGGGCCCTACGCCTGCCTGGAAAATGCACTTGCCCTGAAGTGCGTGAACGAATCCATCCAATGGCACCACCAGCGCACCCGCTTGCGCCTGCGTCGCAGTGTGGAAGGCACATCCGAGGTAACGCCTGATGGCAACGAAGAAACCAGCGGCGCCGGCCAAGAAGCCGAAGGCGCAGCCCAAGAGCAAGACCCCACCGCCTGAGCGAGCCCTTACCGCTCGTCAGGAGCGTTTCGTCGCTGAGTACTTGATCGACCTGAACGCGACACAGGCTGCAATTCGTGCGGGATATAGCGCGCACACGGCGCAAGAACAGTCGTCCCGCCTGTTATCGAACGTTATGGTTGCCCGGGCTATCGAGTCGGGCAAGACGCGGATCGCCACGAAGCTGGAATTTACGGCTGAGCGCGTGCTGAAAGAGTTGGCCAGGCTCGTGACGTTCGACGTGCGCAGGCTATACAACCCCGACGGTTCGATGAAGCACCCGACCGAGTTGGACGACGACACCGCCGCCGCGCTTGCCCAGATCGAGGTCATGGAAGAGTTCGAAGGCGTCGGCGCCGAGCGCGAGCTGATTGGCCTCACCAAGAAGGTGAAGACGTTCGACAAGAACACGTCGATCACCACGGCGATGAAGTATTTCGGCCTGCTGGTCGATCGCAAGGAAGTCCGCTCTGGGCCGCTGGCTGCCGCCACAGACGAAGAAGTGGAAAGCCAGATTCGTGCATCCGCCGCCGAGGTTGCTCGCCTGGAAGGTGTGCCCGTCGAGCAGATCCTGTCGCGCATGGGCGTGAGCAAGGCCAGCGGCAAGACGGTGCACTGATATGGCAGCAGGTGGTATGGCGGTCGCGAATCCTCGCGTCGCGCTGGCTGCCGCCTTGCAGGAACGTGCGTACCGGGCGAAGCGCAATCGGCTGAAGTACTACCGGCCGTATGCCAAGCAGGAAGACTTCCACGCGCTGGGCGCCACGACACGGGAACGGCTGTTCTCTGCGGGCAACCAGCTGGGCAAGACCTACTCGGGCGCTTATGAGACGGCGATGCACCTCACCGGCCGGTACCCGGATTGGTGGGAAGGCAAGGTATTCGAGAAGCCCACGGCCGGGTGGGCGGCATCGGTCACCGCGGAACTGACGCGCGACGGCGTGCAGCGGCTGTTGCTCGGGCGGCCGGGCATCGAAAGCGATCAAGGGCACGCTGCTATTCCGGCCGATGCGATCGCTGAGGTGAGCGCCCGTAGTGGCATCGCCAATGCCAAGGCGCAGGTAGTGGTGCGCCACGGTGGCGGCGGTGATGTTCAGGCGGGCCACAGCATCCTGGGCTTTCGGTCGTATGACCAAGGCCGCGAGAAGTTCCAGGCCGAGACGCTGGATTTCGTGTGGTTCGACGAAGAACCGCCGCACGACATCTACATGGAAGGGCTGACCCGGACGAATACCACGCTGGGGCCGGTCTACCTGACGTTTACGCCGCTCAAGGGCATGTCCGAGACGGTCATGCGCTTTCTGGTGGATAAGGCCCCTGGCACGGCCGTGGTGTTCATGGGCATCTTGGACGCCGGCCACTACACCCGTGAGCAGGCCGAGACGATCATTGCGACCTATCCGGCGCATGAGCGGGAGGCAAGAGCTTACGGCAAGCCAGTGCTGGGAAGCGGCGCCGTGTTCCCGGTACCGGAATCGGACATCGTGGTGCCGGCGTTCGGCATCCCGGAGAACTGGCCGCGCATCGTCGGCCTCGATCTGGGATGGGATCACCCCACTTCTGCGGTTTGGATGGCGCTGAACCCGGACGCCGACATCGTCTACCTGTACGACGTGTACAAGGCGCGCCAGAAGACGGTATCGGTGCATGCCTCCGCGATCCGCGCGAAAGGCGACTGGATACCGGTCGCATGGCCGCACGATGCTTTGCAGGCCCAGAAAGACACCGGCGTGCCGATGCGCGATGCGTATCAGCGCGAAAACGTCAACATGCTGCCCGACCGGGCCAGCTTTGAGGACGGATCCTCAGGCGTGGAAGCGGGCATCCAGATCATGCTGGATCGGATGGTGAAAGGGCAGTTCAAGGTCTTTTCGCACCTGGAAGACTGGCTTTCCGAATACAGGCTCTACCACCGCAAGGATGGCGTGGTCGTCAAGAAGATGGACGACGCGATCTCTGCCAGCCGTTATGGCCTCATGTCGCTGCGATTCGCGACCGTCAGGAGCACACAGAAATTGAAGATACACCGCGAAGGATGGCGAGGATGAACGACGCTGTAAACGGCTTGGCGCTGCTGCACCAGCAGGACGACAAGTCTGCGTCTGCGCGCGACCATGCTCCGCGGGATCCGCACGCGCTCCAGCTGCAAAGCCTGGAACGCTGGATGGGCGAGATCCAAAATCAGCCGGCGTGGCGCCGCGAGGCGGACAAGGCGGTCGATTATTACGACGGCAATCAATTGGATGCTGACACCATCCAGCGGCTCGACAGTCGCGGGCTTGGCCCGCTGGTCACCAACCTGATCAAGCCTACGGTGGACGCGGTGCTCGGCATGGAGGCCAAGACCCGCACCGACTGGCGCGTGGGTGCGGACGACGAGCAGCACACCGAGGTGGCCGAAGCGCTCTCCGCCAAGATTCACGAGGCGGAGCGCGAGGCGAATGCCGACATGGCCACATCCGAGGCGTACGCGCAGCAGATAAAGGCGGGCTTCGGCTGCGTCGAGGTGTCACGCGACTCCAACCCGTTCAATTACCCGTACCGCGTCGAATCGGTGCACCGGCGGGAAATGTACTGGGACTGGCGCAGCAAGAAGCTCGATTGGTCCGACGCCCGATACGTGGTGCGCCGCCGCTGGTACGACGCCGATCATCTGGCGTCATTCTTTCCTGAACATGCCGATCTGATCCGCTTTGCGGGGCATGGCTGGCGCGATTGGGCCGATTTCCTGACCGTGGATAATCGTGTGAGCCTGAACCTCGCGCACGGGCTAGAGCAGGAGCGCGTGTCGTGGGACGATTACGAATGGCGCGATACCGAACGCGGCCGAGTCAGTTGCTTCGAGGTCTGGTACCGGGTTTGGATTCGCGGCCTAGTGCTGCGTCTGCCCGGCGGCCGGGTGATCGAGTTCAACCAGGCGGATCCGCAGCACCGCGCGATCGTCGCCACCGGCATGGTTCAGCCGAAGGTGGCGGTATACGACAAGGTGCGCGTGGCTTTCCACATCGGACCGCACCGAGTTCGTGACGTTTCCACGAATCGTCGGCGCTTCCCCTATATCCCGTTCTGGGGCTACCGGGAGGATCTGACCGGCGTACCGTACGGCTTGATCCGCTCCATGCTGTCGCCGCAGGACGAGCTCAACGCCCGCGCGCAGAAGATGATGTGGCTGCTGTCAGCGCGCCGCACGCAGATAGACAGCGATGCGCTGGACGAGAAATACAACACGCTTTCGGACGCGTCCCGCGAGATGGGAATGTCCGACGCCTTCATCGTGACGAACCCGATGCGCAAGGGCGGCCAGACGGCGATCCGCGTGGACGAGAACATGCAACTGTCGCAGTTCCAGTTCCAGATCATGCAGGAACGCAAGCAGGCCATTCAGGAAGCCGCCGGCGTCTACAGCGCAATGATGGGCCAGCAGAGCAATGCATCGTCGGGCTTGGCCATCCAATCGCTTGTGGAGCAGGGCACAACGACGCTCGCCGAGATCAACGACAACTATCGCTACGCCCGTCGTGGCGTGGGTTCGGCGCTCTTGGACCTGCTGAAAGAGGACATGATCGACCAGACGGAGATCATGGTGGACACCGGCATGACAAAGAAGCGCGTCATGGTGAACATCCCGATGACCGACGACGTGACCGGGCAGCAGTACAAGCGGAACGACGTACAGTCGGCACCGGTCAAGATCGCGCTGTCCGATGTGCCCAGCACCCCGACATATCGCGCCCAGCAATTCGGCCAGTTCGCCGAAATCCTGAAGTCGTTGCCGCCGCAGCAGCAGGCCTTGCTGGTGCCGTTCGCGCTCGAAATGAGCGACTTCGCGCATCGCAAGGATATGGCCAAGTTCCTGCGCGAGCAGATGGGCATCCAGCTCGATCAGGATTCGCCCGAGGCGAAACAGCAGCAGGAAGCCGTGCAGCAAGCCCAGGCAGCCCAGGCTGAACTCGCCATGCGCGACGCGGAGTCGAAGATTGAAGAGCGGCAAGCGCGCACGCGCAAGCTGCTCGCCGAGGCCGAGAAGGCAGCGCGCGACAGCGGCAACGACCAGTTGGCCGACCGCCTTGGCGCCGCGCAGGCCGAGCTCGAAAAGATCCGTCTGCACGAAGAGGCCGAGACGGGCCGGGCGGCGATGCGCGAGCGCGGCGAGACCGAGCGAGCGCTCATCGCAGCTGCGACCGCTGGCCAGCCAGCTGAGGCGCGCGCGGCCTGACATAGATTTTTCCCAGTCCAGGGATACGGACACCCCACAGCCCCACGGGAGACCGGCGGGGCTATTTGCATTTTCGGACCTATCCGAGAACTAGGAGCGTGAAAAGTGAGTACTGAAATCGACTTGAACCAAGCATTGCGCGATCCCTTGAGCCTGCCCGAAGGCTTCGACATGGATGCGTTCGCCGAGGGCGCCAGCCCCGACGACCTTGTCTCTGGCGAAGTATCAGAACGCGACGGTGATGGCGAGTCCACGAACAGCGAGGGCGATAACGACGGTGGTGCGCCCGACACCAGTGGACGAGACCAGCCCGGAGAGAAAGCCGGCGCGAAGGATGAACCCGAAGGCGGCTCGAAAGAGGATCCGGAAGGTTCGGTCATCAAGTCGAAGGACGGCAAGTACGAGATCCCCTACGAGGTGCTGCGCAGCGAACGCGAGCGACGCCTTGCGGCAGAGACGATGGCCCGCGAACTGACCGAGAAACTCGAGTTGGAACGCCAGGCTGCCGCATCGGGCCGCACCGCGAAGACCGCCGACCTGTCGGAAATCGTGGATGAGGATCTGATGGCGCAGCTGCGCGAGGAATCGCCACAGCTGGCCGAAGTGCTGGACAAGTTGGTGGACCGCGTGAAGACGCAACACGCCGAGATCGAAGCCGCACGCCCTGCCGCCGAACAGGCGCAGCGCGATCGGCAGGTCTCCGCGATGTCGGCGATCGAAGACGCGATCGAAGCCAACCCCAAGCTGCTCCACGCCCGTACTCACGACCCGGACCAGTTCAACGGCATCGCCGAGGTGGACGCCTATCTGCGCACGCAGGCCCGATTCAAGGACCTGCCGTTGGATGAGCGTTTCGCCAAGGCGGTGGCGATGTACGAAGCCGCCAATGGTGTGATCGAGTTGCCCAACGCAAAGCCGGCCGCTGTGCCGACCAAGACTGCGGCGACGCCAGCCGACACCCAAGCGCGCCTGGACGCGGCCATCAAAAAGGCCAACGCAACCACAGGCGGTCCCAACACGCTGTCAGACATTCCCGGTGGCGCATTGCCTGCCACCGACGCTGCTGGCGAGATCGAAGAAATGAGCGGTATCGCACTGACGAACAAGCTCCTTTCCATGACCCCCGATCAGCAGGAGGCGTATCTGGCGCGCCTCACGTAACCCACCCCTACGTGATCTGACCAGGAGACTCCATGTCTACCACCCGTATTCCCGTTGGCAGCAAGATGGCCCGCAAAGTGTTCGGCGCCGCTCTGTTCGCCAACACGTTGCGTCAAGCCTCGTTGACCAACAACATGACCGGCGCCGCGCCCAAGCAGTCCGACGCGGAAGCCAAGCTGAAGGGCCAAACGTCGCCGGATATGCCCTTCGTCCGCGTGACGGACCTTTCCAAAGGCCAGGGTGACGCCGTGAGCGTCGACCTGATCAACCAGACCGGCGGCAAGCCGATAATGGGCGATCGCATGGCTGAGGGTAAGGGCGAACGCCTTGACACCAGTTCGATGGACATCCGCATCGACTTGGCGACCAAGGTGGTCGATGCTGGCGGCAAGATGACCCAGCAGCGTACGGTGCACAACCTGCGCGGCTTGGCCATGGCCAACCTGCAGGGCTACTTCCGTCGGTACAACGACCAGGCTTCGATCGTTCACCTGGCCGGCGAACGCGGTTCGCAACTGGGCACCGACTGGGTTATCCCCAAAAAGGAAGACCCCGATTTCGGCGAGATCTTGATCAACCCGATCAAGGCGCCCACCTTCAACCGTCACTTCGTGGCGAACGGCAACACTGTCGATCAGGGCGGCGACAAGCTGAACGCGATTGACTCGACCGACATCCTGAAGCTCGAGCATATCGACGCGCTCGCCGCGATCCTGGACGACGCCGAGTTCAAGCTGCAGCCGATCAAGATCGCTGACGATCCTGCCGCCCACGACGAGCCGTTGTATCTGCTGCTCGTGACCAACCGCCAATGGAACAGCATCCTTACGGCGACGGGCCCGACGGCATGGCGCACGTTCATCCAGAACGCCTGGAACCGCAAGTCGCACGGCTCGAAGCATCCGTTGTTCACCGGCGAGGCCGGAATCTGGAACAACATCTTGATGCGCAAGATGGACCGTGCGATCCGCATGCCGGCTGGTTTCCAGACGAAGTACTGCACGGCTGCCGGTCGAGCAACCGCGCAAGAAGGGGTAGTGTCGGTGAACCCGGCACTGGGTGGCGGCTTTGCCGTCGATCGCGCCATGCTGCTCGGCGCGCAAGCGCTGGCGCACGTCTACGGCAAAAACCAGACCAGCGAGACGTATGCCAACTGGATGGAACGTCGCTACAACTTCGAGCGCAACCTCGAAGTGGCTGGCGAAGTGATGGGCGGCAAGGCCAAGCTGCGCTTCGAAGTGCCGGACGAAAACGGCGACAAGGTTCCGACCGATCACGGCGTGATGGTGTTGGACACCGTCGTCAATCTCAATCTCGGCGGCTGATAGGGCGGGGCCGCGGTGACGTGGCCCCAACCATCCTTCCCCAGAAATCAGGAAAACACCATGAATATCTTTGCTCCCGATTACGGCACCAAGCTGCTGCACATGGCCGAAGGCGGTAACGCCCTCGCCGAGGACTACACCGTGCAGGGCAAGCCGGGTGCCGGCGACAAGCTGTACTTCGGCATCATCCAGGCAGGCGTGCGCGTGCACGCCGTCCAGATCCTCAGCGGCGCCGCAGGCGCTGGCGCTTCGGTGAAGGTGGGCTTCGAGCCGGCCGACAACGAAGACCCGCGAGTGGCGGACGACGACTACTTCATCCCGGCGGGCGCCAGCCTTGCCACGGCGGGTGCCGTGTCGTCAGCGTCTCTCCCCATCACCTTCGACTATCCCGTCAAGCTGGTGGCCACGGTGGGCGCTACGGCATTCGCCAACGACACCAAACTGGTCGCGATCGTGACCGGTAAGGTGGTCGGCGTCCTGTAAAAGGACTGCCGATCGTAGAGGGCCGGGGCAACCCGGCCCTTTTCTTTTCAGGAGCTACGAATGACGACGAATCTCGTTGCCGTCGAATACATCGGCACCAAGCCGGTAAAGAAAGACAATGTCGCGGAGACCGGCTTGAGTTGGACGCCCGGCCAGGTGCACTACCTGCCCGTGATCATTGCCACGAAGCTGCTCGCTCACCCCTCGATTTGGATCGACGGCACCGATACTGCGGAACAGGATCCCTCACGTGTCGGCATGGTTGTGGACAGCACCCCTGACGAGCCCAACACGTCTGTCGAAGACGACAGTACCGCGATCGATCTGCCGAACCTGCAGAACATGACCAAGCCTGATATTCAGGCCTATGCTCTGCGCGCATTCAATGTGACGCTTGAGCCGGCCATGAAGAAGGACGACATGATCCAGCAGGTCGTCAGCCTTCGAAATGCCGAAGACTCCCACGGCGCCAATAAGTAAATGGCAGCGCTTGGCGATTTCGACCGGTACGTGCTGCCGTTCGTGAATGGCGCGCCGGCGCCGGCCATCGAAGACGCTATCCGGGACGCGTGCATCGAGTTCTGCACGCGCGCGGGTGTCCTGCGCGCGACGTTAGACCCGATCACTCTCACGCCGGCTGTGCCTGAAATCGAGCTGGATGCGCCGGAGGCAGACACGCAGATCGTTGAAGTGACGGCAGCATGGCTCCCCGAGGGCCCAGTCGATCCGCTCACACGGCCGGAGCTTGACGCTCTTTACCCGCTCGGTTGGGCAAGCGCCTCCGTTGGAGCGACGCGCGAGGTGCGCGGCTTCTACAGCCGGCGGCCTGGATTGCTGTCACTGGTGCCGGCGCTGAACGCCAAGGCACCACGGGCACTGCGCCTCGAGGTCACGTACGCGCCGACCCGCGACGCGCAGGAGGTCCCTGACCTGCTGTACCAGCGATACGCCGAGACGATCGCTGCGGGCGCGCTCGCGCGCTTGCATCAGCACCCCGGCGCGGAGTACGCCGATGTCTCTCGCGTGTCGGCGTACAGCGCTCGTTTCAACGACGACATCAACCGCATGGCCGACGACGCCCCGCGCGGCTTCGGTCGCAAGCAGCTTCGTACGGCGCCCGAAATCATATGAAAGCCAGCGACATCATTACGCGGGCACGCGACATCATCCAGGACGCAGGCGGCCATTACTGGACCGCCGACGAGCTCATGCGCTGGCTGGCCGATGCGCGGGCTGATGCGTACAAGCTGCGACCCGATCTGTACGAGGTCACCGAAGACCTGCCGCTGGTAGCCGGCGCCAGGCAAAAGCTGCCAAATGGCTCACGCTGGCTGTTCGAGGTGGTGAATAACGTGTCCGCTCCGCGTCGCCGCAGCGTGACCGTAGCCGACGGCAAGGTGCTGGATCGCCATCGGCCCTCATGGCGTGGGCAGCCTGGCGTCGCCGAGATCCGGCACTACCTGTACGACGACCGCAGCCCGTCGCAGTTTGAGGTTTACCCGCCCGCGCGCGACGGCGTGGTCGTGGCCGTCAGCTACGCCAAGCCGCCCGCAGCGACGATCGCGGCGGACGATGAATTGGTTCCTGAGGGCGAGCATGGTGCGTCGCTCACCGACTTTGTGCTGTACCGGTCCTTCCTGAAAGAGGCCGATACGGTACCGGCGTTCTTCGCTCGCGCCACCAACCACCTGACGCTCTTTCAGGGCGCAATGACAGGCGCAATTCAAACCAAGCTCGCCACGAGCCCGAACGCGAAGGCCTAAGCATGGCATCCGAGAAAATTAAGCTGGTGCAGGGCGACACCCGACCGCAACTCATCCTGTCGGTGACAGACCAGATCAGCAAGCGCCCCGTGGACCTGTCGGCTGCCGGCACGCAGGTGCGACTGCTTTTCCGTGAGGTCGGTGCGGAGGATCTCAAAGCGACGATGAATTGCTATCCGATCGTCGGCTACCTCAATCCGGAAACGCGCGAGGTCGAAACCCAGTCGCCCTACAACGTGCCTGGCCGCGGCGGACGTGTCGTGATGGGCTGGCTGCCGGACGCGCTGGACACTGCCGGCGAGTTTGAAGGCGAGGTCGAAACGACGTTTCCCGACGGCACCGTGCAGACGGTGTACGAAACGGTTCGCTTCACTGTGCGTGAGCAGTTCCGTGGCGGCTGATCGCCCAGGCGTCGAAGCCGAGGTCTGGTCGGTCGAGGCGGAGGTGGTAGCTCCCGCGCTCGATCTGCGCGGAACCGAGGTCTTCGCGTTGGCTCTCGAATGGGTTGCTGCACGCGTAACGGCGCAGCTTGACCCGCTCGGCCTAAACCCGGTGATCATAGATCTAGCCGAGGCGTTGGACGCCTTGCGCATGAAGTATCGATTTTCGGACGCAGCGGAAGCGGCTGACGCGCGAACGACGCGCGTGAGAGCAGCGCTGGCGAGCATAGCCAGGGCGGACGATTCGACCAAACTGATTACCCGCTCCCGATTTGCCGATAGCGTGCCGGCGGCGGACGCCGTGCAATTGATTGCAAAACAGGTTTTGGCGTCACCCTCGATTGCCGTCGATGCTTTCGCTGTGAAGATCATGCGGGCCGTCGTAAGTGAGGCAGAGGCGCTGGACGCACTTGCGACTCGCGCTCGAACAGCGATTCAGTCGGCAATCCGCGCAGCTGACGTTGGCCGGCTCGTGAAATATGACTACGTGGCCGATGGCTACGTGACACGCGGCTACGTCGCCGCGACGACAACATTCTAGGAAACTGCCCATGACTCCCACTCATTCCGATGCGATGTCGGACGGCGCACTGCCGTCTGGACAGTTGCGCATCACGATCCGCCGCGCCAATGGCACGACCGAACGCCATCTGGTCAAGAACCGGATTCTCACTGCTGGTCGCGCATTTATCGCCGAGCGGATGATTGGCACGCCAGCCGTCGTGTCGCACATGGGCGTGGGCACGGGCACGACGGCCGTCGCCGACGGCGACACTGCGCTTCGCACGCAGCTGGGCGCGCGTGTCGCCGTCACGGCCGCTGTCAACGGCAACGTGGTGACCTATACCGCCGAGTTGCCGCCCGGCACCGCCACTGGCGCGCTCACCGAGGCAGGCCTGTTCACGTCGGCCACGGCAGGCCGCATGACATGCCGATCCGTTTTCGGCGTGAAGACCAAAGACCCGGGCGATCACATCACGATCAACTGGGACAACATCATCAATCCGCCTGCGTAAGACATGCCGATTCCACTGATTCTTCGCGCACAGAAAGGCGCTGCGCTTACCTTCGATGAGGTCGATGGCAACTTCGTCGCGATCGCCGAGGTGGCCGATGCTGCAAAGGATGCGGCCGCGGCGATTCAGGACGGCAAGGGCCGGCCGAACGGGTACGCCGAACTTGACGCCTCCGGTAGCTTGGCGCAGCGCTCGAAAGTGGCGGCTGACACTGATGCGCTGGCCATTCGTGACGCGGGGGGCGCGGGCGCTGCAAAGTCGGCGACGATGGTAGCCTCGAGAGTGGGGACCATCACAGGTTCCATCGTCATCAAGACCGGTGTGTGGCAAGACGACGCGGATGCCACCTGCCATGTGCGCGCCAACGTGAACGGTAACGCCGCAGTGCTTAACAAGCTGCTGGACGTCACGCTGCAGTTCCGGAACTACTCGACGGCGAACGGGACGCGTTCCTTGGCTTACGTCAACAACGGCGGGCTTCCGCTGGTCGTCTTCGGCGCCAAGCACGCCGACGGCTATTGGTGCTGGATTCTCAGCCCGATAAGTGGCCAAGCTTGGACGTCCGTGGCAGTAGTTGAACTGGTCGCCACTCTCGTACGCAGTGGCAACGCCGCTCAGTTGACGGATAACAGTGCGAAAGCATGGTCCATTCTGTTTCCCACAGCATCCGAATTGGCGACGTATACAAACGTCGCGCCGGCTGTCGAGGATGCATGGGCTCTGACGCCGACCGACATCAACGTTGCTGGCGGTGTTGCAGGCCTTAACCCCGCGCTTCGCCTCAATTACGCCAGCGAGATTTTGGCGACCGCAATGGCCGGCAACCACGGCCGAACGTTTGTCGCACCAGCGGCGCTGCATAGCAATTCATCTGCAACGATCACCGGGTGTTTCGTCATCAAGCTGTCGAACGTCACCGCGATGCACACGGTGCGCGCCCGCGCCTTCAACTACGGTGCCGTGGCAACGCGGGGGGTGAGCGAGTTTACGGCGAGTCTTTACCACACGAACGGTCAGGCAAGCGGAAGTTGGGCGACGCTGTACCAAAGCCAGTACGGCACGTTACCGATCCCGATCTCGATGGCGAACGAAACCTCGACCGGCCGTCGTTGCGTCATTGTGGGCACACCCACAACGCCCTGGAATTTCCCTGCACTCAATGTGCTCGATTCGACCAGCCATCGCAGCACGATCGCTCAGGCCAACGGCGGCGAGTCAGTCGACGTCGAGTGGGCCACGAACCTCGACGCGTACAACAGCATTGTCGACGTCCCCGACACGGGGCCCAACAGCGGCAAGTTCACCATTGACGGATTTCTTGCGAATGGGGTCGATGCAAACACGCTTACAAAGCCGGGTGCGAATTACGGGATCAGTCGGAATGACACCGGCGCGACGCTGCTGAACTGGCCATTCGCGGGCGCTGGAGCGATCGAGGTGTTCCCGTGGGCGACCCAGGGGTACGTCGCACAGTTGGGCTTGAGCTACAGCGGCGGCGGCCGCCTTGGACTGCGCTTTCAGACCAATGCCACGACATTCAGCGATTGGCAGGAATTTGCGCGTCTGCAGTCAGTAGGCGGTACTTTGCCGCTCGCATCGATTCCTCAGCTGCCTTTGGCGCGTGTCACGGGTGCCGCGCCGCTTGCCAGTCCAGTGTTTACGGGATCGGCGAACGTGGGGCCAGACGTAAACCAACGCGCTACGGTGGGGCCTGGCCACGTCGATCTCAAAAGTTCCGTTCATGGCGGGTTTGTCGACATGGCCACCGCTGACGCTACCGACTTCGACTGGCGCATCAAGAATGATTCGTCCGGTACGACGCTGGGAACGCTCGGCCTTTACAGCCGCTCGGGCGGTTATGTGCTGATCAACCCGGACGGAAACATCTATTCGACCCGCCTCGGCGCCATGGTGCCGGGGCTTGGCTTCTACGTGGCTGATGCGATCAGCGCGTTGAACTCCACGCTGAATTCGGTGAAAGCTCGTACCGATGGTGGTAACGGTCTCGTTCACACGCTGACCGGCAATACCATCGATCAATACTGGAACGGCACTGGCGTCGTAGTTCGGATCGACGGGAACGCGAACACCGATCGCCGATTCTGGGACACCACCGCGCTGCCGAACCCGGCAACCACGGCAATCACCAATGACCTCCAAGCTCAAGTCACGGCACGTGTGATCCGAGACGGGGCCGATTATATGGGGTTCTTCGGCAACAACCCGTTGCGACCCTACATGCGCCAAAGCTCTTCGGGCAACTACATCGAGATTCCGGTGTCATCGGGCGTACAGCGTGTCGCACATGGCGGGTCGTACGTGGAAATCCTCGCCTCTGATGGCGTGGCGCGCGGCGTTTCCTACAACGTCTCGGATCGAAACAAGAAGAAGAACATCAAGCCGTCGACGGCCAGCGCGCTCGGCGTGATTGACCTCTTTCGGTTTTTCTCGTTCTTTTACCGCGCGGACTCGGGCATGGATCCGACGCTCGAGTATTCGATCGGTGCGATGGCGCAGGACATGGAAGCGATCGACTCCACGTTCGTGCAGACGCTTTCGGACGGGACGAAGATGCCCGTGACGATGCCGCTGCTCATGCTGGCCTTGAAGGCCAATCAAGAATTGAATGAAAAACTGCGCTTGCTGACTCAGCGCGTTGAAGAACTGGAGCGCCAGAATGGCTGACCTATCGAAAGTAGTGCTGAATTTCGCGAAAGCGGACAACGTCGTCCAATTCGACAACGCCGAGTTGACCGTGCTCGTGGAGACGCCCGCGCCGTTTCCCGGCTTACCGCCGATCATCAACTCGGCGAGCATGCGGACGAACTCGTTGGATGATCCCACGCTTGTGGCTATTCTTGGCCAGGCGAACGTCGCACTGGTGGCGAAAGTGGGCGAATTGGAAAAGGAAGCGGCTCGACTGCGTGACGAAGCGGCCTCAAATTCTGACGCTCACACGACCGCAGTGACGGAACTCAAAGCTGCGCATGCGGCGAAATTGGCAGAGCAGCAGAGTCTTTTCGACAAGACGGTCTCGCGCCTGAGCACTGACCTGGCGGCCGCGCAGCAGGCTGCGGCAGAAGAGAAGGGCGTTGCAGCCAAGCTCAAGCAGCAGGCTGCCGAAGATGCGGCCCAGCTCGAGCGGCAAGCGCACTCAATCGCTGAACTTGGGCGTGAGGACGCGCGCGTGAAGAAACTGCTCTTGGACGTCACCAAAGAACGGGATGAGGCGATCGATCAGCTCAATGAGCTTTCGGGCGTCACCGCGGCACCGGCGACGGATGGCGCGACGTGAGGATCCCGCTGAAGGCATTCGGTGGCATGCAGCCGCGTGTCGAGCCGCATCTGCTGCCGGATACAGCCGCGCAGCACGCGCTCAACGCACGTCTATGGTCCGGAAAGATCGGTGCCTTCCGCCAGCCTCAGTTGGTCACTGCGCTCGGTAAGCTGGGCAGCAAGCGCGCGATCTACCGCTTTGGGAAGGGCCTGGACGACGATGCGCGGTTCTGGTTTCACTGGTTGAACGATACTGACGTGGCGCGCGGCCCGATCGTGGACGACACGCAGGAGCGAACATACTTTACGGAAGCCGGGAAGCCGCCCATGGTGACGGATGCCACGATGGCCACGGGTGACGCCAACATGCCTACCATTGCGTATCGGCTGGGCGTGCCGGCGCCGACGGCGCGCGCGACGCTGACGGTCACGCAGGCGGTGGGCAACTCGGATCGCGAGGATGCGCAGGCGTGCCTTCTGGCCTACACGTTCGTGACTGGATGGGACGAAGAAGGGCCGCCGAACGCCGTCAGCGACCCGGTGAACCTTATGAGCGGCGATACGCTCAATGTGTTCAACATGGAAGGGCCGCCGGCGGGCGCTTACAACGTGACGCGCAAGCGCCTGTACCTCTCTGTCACGGACGCGACCGGTACCGCCGTCCTGCGTTACTGGGCTGAGGTGCCGGCCGGCGCAGTGACGTACAGAGGTGTGGTGGACACCACCATGCTCGGTGAGGCGCTGCCGGATGCGGCGCTGATCCCGCCGCCCGAGAATCTCTTTGGGCTTATGTCTCACCCGGCCGGATTCATGGTCGGTTTCTCCGGCAAGCGGGTCTATCGCTCCGAGGTATTCAAGCCCTACGGCTGGCCGCACTTTTCACCGGTGGCGGACGACATCGTCGGCGGTGCCATCCTGGGCCAGGGCACAGTCATCTGCACGAAGGGTCTCACATACTTCGCCACCCAGTCGGACCCACAGACGTTCGTGCCTGTCCAATTGGATGGATGGCAGCCGTGCGTGTCGAAGCGAAGTATCCAAGCGCTTGCCGGCGGCGTCGCCTATGCGTCGCCAGACGGCTTGGTGATGGTGAGCCCCACCGGCGTGATGAGTGTCGTGACTGAGGGCCTGATGACGCGCGATGAGTGGCAGGCCTACAAACCTGAGTCGATGCATGCGGCAGCGCACGACGGCCGGTATTTCTGCTGGTATGACACCGGGGCGAAACGTGGTGGCCTGATTCTGAATCTCGGCGCGGGTACGCTCGAGTTGGTGGAAACGGACGTATACGCCACGGCGGCGTATGCCGACGGCCGCCGCGACGAACTGTTCATCGTGCAGGCGGACGGCAATCTCTACAAATGGGATGCTGGCGCCCAGCCGCTCGCCATGTCATGGCGCAGTAAGCGGTTCATCCTGGAGCGCGCGCAGAACGTGGGCGCAGCAATGGTCGTTGCGGACGCCTATCCGGTGCCGTTCCGCCTGACATGCACGATCGAAACGGACGCCGGCCCGCAGACGCTGCAGGTCGATCGCACGGCGGTGAATGGCCGCCCATTTCGTTTACTGGGTAACTACCGGGCACGCGAGTTTGAGTTCACTGTCTCCGGCCCCAACGCCGTGCGTGAGGTGACCTTGGCTTCCACGTTGGCAAACGTCACGGCAGAGTAGCAATGGCAGTCTCGAAAAAGACCGGCATCCGTTATGCAGACTTGCCGGCGATCCCTGCTGCGCGGCTGGCGGGGGATCCGTCGGCCACGCAGATGCTCGACGCGGTTCGGAAGATGCTGGACATCCGGTTTGGAAAGGGTGGCCAGCAGCTCGACAAGGCGGTTACGTGGGGCGATCTGGTCGAAAACGGCTTTGCGTCAATGGTTGGCCCGAACGGCCGGCCGCTGGTCGTTCCGCCTGGTGGCACCTTTTTGCCGCCGCTCCCGGAAGTGGTAGACGGCGTGCCGCCGGCGCCAACGAACGTGACGGTGATGACCGGGCTGGCCAGCGTTATTGTTCAATGGGATAAGCCGGCGTTCAACTACTTCGGCTATGCCGAGGTATTCCGCAGCACTACGAACAATCTGGCTACCGCGCAGAAAGTGGGCGACACGACGGCATGGCTCTTTGCCGATGGACAGGTGGGCAGCGGTACCACGTACTACTACTGGGTGCGATTCATCAGCGTCGGCGATAAGGTCGGCCCGTACCACGGGGTATCGGGTGTTGAGGGCAAGGTGTCGCTGAACCCCGACTATGTGCTGGATCTGCTGAATGGGCAGATCGGCGAGTCGCAATTGATTAAGGGGCTGCGCGACCGAATCGACCTGATCGATGGCGAAATGCCCGGATCCGTTGCCGCCCGAATCTCGGCGGAATCCGAAGCACGTGCCGAGGGCGATGACGCCGTGGCACGATCACTCACACAGTGGGTGGCGCAATTCACGCAAGACAACGAGACGTTGATGGCCGCGCTCGAGCAGGAGTCGATCGTGCGGGCATCGACCGACGGTGGTCTGCTCGCGCAGTGGACCGTAAAGACTCAGGTGAATGGCCGGGTCACGGGATTTGGTTTCGCCTCAACAGAGCGCAACGGAGTCCCGTTCAGCGAGTTTGCGATTGTCGCTGATCGCTTTTCGGTGGTGCCGCCAACGGCGCCGGGCCAAACGCCGAAGGTTGTCTTTGCGCAGGCGCCGGTAGATGGCGTGTCCACCACGGTGATCGCCAATGCGATGATCGCGGATGCCGCCATCAGCCGCGCCAAGATCGGCTTGGCGGCCATCGATGACGCCCGCATTGCCAATCTCTCTGCGGTAAAGGTCACCTTCGGCGAGATGTCCGGCGATCGTATCGCGGCAAACACGCTCAACGCTGACCGCCTTACGACCAACACGCTGGCGGCCCGCCTGGCGATCCTAACGCAGGCGTACGTAGCAGACGCAAACATCGTGAGCCTGAATGCTGCCAAGGTGAATTTCGGGCAGATGAGCGGCGATCGCGTCGAGGCCGGCTCGATGGCGGCCAACCTGTTGAATGTGGGCTGGGCCTACATTCGGAGCGCGAATATCGAAAGCCTCGATGCCGGGAAGGTGACCTTCGGTCAGATGCACGGTGATCGCGTTGAGGCCAACACCATGGCAGCCAATCTTTTGAACGTTGCTACGGCGTATATCAAACGGGCCAACATTCAGGACTTGGCCGTGGACACGATCAAGCTGGCCGGAATGTCTGTGGTCGTTGCGGCGTCTGGCGAGGCTGGCCAGGAATACGGTGGCGCCACCGGCAACAACTCCGTCACCCTGGCGATCAACGCGCCATATCCATGCACGCTGCTTGTGATCTATGAGATTCGCCTGGGCGGGATCGTGGCAGGGCAAACTCAACCGGCCTACATCGGCGGCAACTTCATGCCGAACCGACAGTTGCGAGATACGGACTTCAAGCCGAACGTGAACGGTGGGGGTGGCTCGATAACAACCGGCTATCAGGTCTACATCACGCAAGCCGGTGTGAGCGGTCCGCTGCAGTTTGCAGTGGAGGCATTGCGCATCGGTGGCTCAAGCCAGATTTACGCCCGCATCGCGATGCTGGGCATCATGCGATAGGAAATAGATGATCGACGAAACTCTGTCCGCGCAAGCTTGGACGTTTTACGACGAGCAAGGCGAAGTTACGCTAAATGCGACGATGGATCGCAACAGTGCGCGCGTCACCAAAGAACTTGGCCGGTATCAGGACTATGTACCCGGTGTGTTCGACAGGGCAAAGACGTATTTCGCGAACGGCGAGCCGAAAGCGCGGCCTGCGCTCGCAATCGAACGATCGGGATCGTTGCTACGCGGTGTGCCAGCGGGTGCGCTGATCACGATCGAGGACGAGCAATACGCGGCGGACGGCAGCGACATCGATCTGTCTTTCGCGTTTCCCGGCACCTACATCGTCCGGATCCGAGCGTTCCCGTTCCAAGATATGGAGTTCACTGTTGAAAATCCATCATAAGGGCGACTATGCCGCTCGCCGGCGCGCTGAGTATCCAGAGATTGGAGAACAGTTGGACGCCGTATACAAGCTTGCCTCACAGCTGCGCGCCCGAGGCGAGCAGATGCCGCCGGAGGTCGACCTATGGATCGATGCCGTCGATGAAGTGAAAAAGACCTACCCGAAGAATTGACCGCCGCTGAGGCGGTTTTTTTATGGACACGACAATGCTTGAATCAATCGATAAGGCCCTGCGGGCGAATCTGGGAAACACGCTGAGTCATGAGCTCGCAGCTGGGCTGATGATGACGGTCGCGCACGCGCTGAAAGCCCACGACGAAGCACAAACGGCGGCCAACAACAAGGCGATCGAAAGCGCGGTCGCTGCCGCATTGGATCAGTTCGCGCCGCCGGCTGTCGCCGAGGCGACGGATGATTGACGGTACCCAGCGGCCGGAGTACTTCCGGTTTGCGTCGGACTGCTTGGGCGAGAAGTTCGAGCATGGCCCCTCGACCAAATGCGTCGCCAGCATCAGCGGCGACGGCCGGATCCTCGGCGTGGTCGTGTACGACGGGATTACGGACTTCAACTGCATGCTGCACGTCGCCTCTGACGGCAGCCGTCGCTTCTTGTCGCGAGAGTTCCTTCGCACAGTCTTTTGGGTGCCATTCGTGCAATGGCGCCTTGCGCGCGTCACCGGTTTGGTTCGCGCAACCAACGAAGCTGCGATCCGGATGGATCTCGGCTTGGGCTTCAAGCAGGAGGGGGTGATACGTCGCGCCTTCGGCGGGGAAGACGGAATCATTCTCGGCATGCTCTACGAAGAGTGCCGTTTCTTGGGAGACAAACATGGGCGGTAAATCGTCAACGCCGAAAGCGGACCCGGCAGTCGGCCGTGCCGCCGAGGCGAACGCGGAAATCGGCCGCGAAGCGCTCCAACTCTCGCGCGAGCAATACGCGGATCAAAAGGCGCTCAACGATCAGTTCCAGCCGATCTATGAACAGCTGTTGAAGGCGGCGCTGGACGAACAGGGTGACAACGCGGGTCGCGCCGACTCGCAGTGGGGCCAGTACGAATCAGTCTTCCAGCCCATCGAGAATCGGATGGCCGATGAGGCCATGACCTACGACTCGCCGGCAGAGGTCGCGCGCCGCGAAGGCCTGGCCGCCGCGACGGTCGGGCGACAGTTCGATGCCTCGACGGCTGAGATGGGTCGCCAGATGGGTCGGATGGGGGTGGCGCCGACGAGCAGTCTTGGACTTCAAGCCATGACAGAACAGGGCAACGCCAAGGCGCTTGCGACAGCGGGCGCAGTGAATAAGGAGCGCAGCGATACGAAGCTGTTGGGCATGTCGATGCGTCAAGAGGCGGCGCGCTTCGGGCGCAACCAAACTGGTACCGGCTTGGCGGCCTCGGCTGCCGCCCTCCAGGGAGGCAACTCCGCGCAGGGCGCGATGGCCGGGCAAACGAATCAGGCTGCTGCCGCCGGGCAGTCGGCGCAGGGGCTTATGGGTACAGCCGTGGGCGCAAACAATTCTTCTGGGAGTTTGGCGTTGAACCAGTGGCAATCGCAGGTCAACGCTGCTAACTCTGCAAATGCTGGCATCGGCAGCTTGCTTGGTACCGGGTTGATGGCGGGTGCAATGTACGCCAAGTCGTCCGAGACGCTGAAGGAGGACGGCCGGCCGGTCGATGACGCTGAGGCATTGCAAGGTCTGATGAAGGTGCCCGTAGAAGACTGGAAATACAAGGACGGCGTGGAGGACAGCGGGCGCCACACTGGGCCGTATGCCGAGGACATGAACGAGCAGTTCGGTGATGAAGTGGCGCCAGGTGGCCTGGGATTGGATATGGTCAGTGTGAGTGGCAAGCACCACGCCGCGATCCGCGCGCTCGGCAAAGACCTCGCGAAAATTAAGGGCCGGTTGGGACTTTCGCCCATACCTGCGCCTGAACGCGATCACCGCGACACCGAACCGAAGGAAGACCGGTCAACCCGCCTTCCGCAACACCTTCAGGCCGATATGGCCGCGGGCCTCGTTGGCCTGGAACGAATCTAAGGGGACTTCACATGAGTGGTAGTTTTGCTAGTGGCCTCGCCGACGGCCTGCGTAACGGTATGGTGATGTCGCAGATTTTTGAGCAGTCGACTGATAGGCAGGCTGCACGGGAGAAGGCTGCTGCTGCAGAAGCCAAGACGAAGGCAATAGCGGATGCGATGAAAGTGACATCCCATACGGGAGCGCCACAGGCAGCGCGCGGCGAAGCGCCGCTTGGCTTATCCCCAATCGCTGTCGCGCCCGCTTTCAACGTGGAGTCGCAGGCTGGCCTGACAAGCTCTCTGGGACTGGACATGGCCGTTGCGCACGACAACCAGCAAGCCGCCGTGCGCCAGTCGATGCCAACTGCAACGGCCGGGGGTGCTGGAGCAACTTTCGGATCCAGCAGTGGACTTCAGCCGATGCCGGTTCAAAAAAAAAATCTGACGACCGGTGATTTGTCACGAGGCGGCAACGACGACTACGCCGACATGGCGGACACCTTGACTCGCGGCTACCGGAAGGCCCTGGAATTGGGTGCGCCTGATCAGGCGCTCGATCTGTTGGTACGTCGCGAGAAGGTAATTGGCCAGCATCGAGAGACCGCGTTCAGCGCCGCAATGAACCGGTACCAGATGAGCAGCGATCCCAACGCGTTCGTTCCGTTTCTCAACCGGTTCAGCGAAACCGGCATTCAAGTCGAAGGTATTCGAGCTCGCGAGGAAACCGGCGGCGGTAAGCCGATCTATGAGATCACCGGCTACGACCCATCGAGCAAGGCCAAGTTCACGACTCCGTTCACGCAAGCGCAGATGGATGATTACATCCGTCGGATTGGCGATCCAGCCACAGCGCGCTCGATGATGGTGCAGCAAGCTAAGGCGCACATGGACTTAGCAACCGACCTGAAGAGGCAACAGCAGAAGGCCGAGCTGGAACGCCAGGCAGAAGCCGCCAAGCCGCGCGTGCTGGGCAAAGACGACATTCTTTATGCGCCGGGGGCAGACGGCCAGACGCGGGCTATCGCTTACGGCGCAGAGGCGGGCGATTCGAAGCCTGCGGCGAGCAACAAGGACTTCACCTCCTACGTCTTCAAGCTTAACGGCGTCGAAAGCATGACAGACATCGGCGATGACCAGCGAGAGAAGATTGGCCGGCAGATCGCGATCGGCGAAAACATTGGCGCGCTCAATCGTGGCATGCCGGGATCACGCGCGCTTACGCCCGCGAACTTGGCTACCCTTTCCGCAGCTGTGCGTGACGGCAAAGCCGAGCTGCGCGGGGTTCGCATGAGCGACGGGCGGCATGCAATTGTCACTCGGTACGAAGGGCACGACGTGATCGTTCCTCAATCAGTTGTGCCGCCGGCAGACCTGGAGCGTGTCAAGCAGCAACTCGATCCGAACTACCGAGCGCGAGGCACTGGCGCCCAGCAAGCGCCAGCCGCCAGCCCGGCAGCACCGACACCAGCGCCTCCGCGCCGCGGCACACCTGCGATCGCACCGTCCAGTGAATCTCCTGACAGCCCAGCGGGGACGCGCTTGGACGCTGCGCGGGCGCAGGTGCGGACGCTCGAACAGGAAGTGCATCGGCTGCGATCCAATCCGCCCGGGCTTAAGCGGCCGGCTGAAGAGCGAGACGCTCATAGGACCCGCCTGCAAGAAGCTGAAGACAAGTTGGCAATAGCTAAAGCAGGCGCCAAGGGCGCTGAAGATGAGTGGACGACCTCCGTGGGCGGGTCGGACATGTCGCGCGCAGCGTTCAACCGCAGCGCACAATAGGAAGAAAACGAATGCCTGAAATTCAGTTTTTGGACGTGCCGCCAGTCGATCAAGATGGTGCGGCGTTTCGCGGCGGCGTAGCGGATCGCACCGCGAATGTCCGGGCCAATGGCCCAAGGCAAGCCGAGCCAGCGTCGCTGCAATTCGTTGCGGAGACGGAGCCGTTCTTGCCGTCCCGTGCGCAGTCATCTGCGGAGGTCGAACCGGAGGGCATCCAGTTCATCGACGTTCCACTGAGCGTGGCTGGTGGCGCTGTGCGAGGTACAGGCAGTGCTATTCGCGGTGCTGGCAAGGTCGCGCAAGCGATCGGAGAGGTTGGCGCCACCGCTGTAAATCAAGCTTTCGACGCTGGCGTTGCGATGCCAGGTAATCTTCTCGATCCCGCAGCAGATACGGTGCAAGAATGGGGCGCTGGACTGTTGGAGTCCCGATCATCCGCGGCGAAGCGCGCCGCTGAGACGTCCAAGCCTGATGGGTCGCTCGCTGACCCGTCAAGCTGGACATTCGGCTCGGATCCGTCTACCGCTGGTCTTGCTTTGCAGGCCGCCGAAGCGCTGGGCTCGATGGGGCCTGTCTTGCTCTCTCGCATCGCAGCGGGCCCGCTTGGTTTGGCCGGGCAGATTGGAGCGAGCGCGGCTGCGGGATCGGCGCAAAGTGGCGGCTCGGCAATCGAACAGGCGCGGGAAATTATCGGCGGCATGGATGACGCTGAACTCGAGCGCGAGTCAAAGCCTTTCAGGGAGGCTTTACGAGATGGAATGAGCCCATCGCAGGCTCGTGCGAAGGTGCTGCGCCAAGCTGAGGACTTGGCCAGCGCCGCTGGCCTAGCGATCGGGGCAGTGACGGGCGGGGCCACAGGGGTGATCTTGTCACCAGCGGGGCGCGTCTTGGGCAACCGCGGAGTGATAAGCCAAGCTGCAGGACGCGCCGCTTTGTCGGGCGCAGAAGAAGGTGCGCAGGAGGTTGCCGAGGGCGTGAGCACCCGCGCAGCTGTGAACTCCGCCGGCGGCATGGATATGGATGTGCTGGAAGGGTCGTTTGGTAACGCAGTCATGGGGGCGATGGCAGGCACGGGCCCCGGGGTTGCACACGGTGCGATTGACGGAGCGCGAGTGCGCTCGATCCCGGTAGCTGGCCGCGTTGCAGATACGGACGTCACCTTCCGGAATGGCAAGCCATTTGCCACCGTTGAAGGGGCGCGGCGCGCGGCAGAGGGTTTGGGCGACGGCGCTCAAGTCATGCGCGCGGGCAATGGTTTCATCGTGCGCCCTGCGCCGGAGTCGGTGATGCCTCCTGAGATCGCCGATGCGGCAGCGGCTCGCGCGGATGAGGCAGCAGAAAGCGAGACGGCCGAAGCAAGCGAGCCATCCCCGAGCCCCGATCTTGGATTCGCGCGCGGGCAGCAGGTCTTCTGGCACGGCCAGCCTGCCGAGTTCATCGGCTACGAATCCGGCGGCGCTTGGGAAAACGGCCGACGAGCTCGGGTGCGCGTCAATGGTCAGAGCCGGTTTGTCGACCTGAATGATCTGCGCGAGCAACCCCTGGGCGAAGAGCAGACTCTGGCGCTGCCAGCGCCTGAGCGACTGGAGGCACTCGAAGGACCGCGGGAACGCGCGGCATTACCAGCTCCGGAGAATGTGCGTGCGGGCGGGGATGGGTTCGTGATGCGGCAAGGATCCGGCATGCCTCGGAATGCGCCGCGCGGGATCCGAAACAATAACCCTGGCAACATCGAGAAGGGTATCGGGTTTCAGGGCGAGGTGGACGGCGCCGATGGCCGCTTTGCTATCTTCTCCAGCCCGGAGGCAGGCATTCGAGCGCTTGCGCGCAACCTACTCACGTACCAGGATAAGCACGGCCTCGATACGGTAACCGCGATACTCAATCGCTGGGCCCCGTCGTCCGAGAACGACACTGCGTCGTATGCCCGCGCTGTCGCTGGCGAGATGGGGGTCTCGGCCACTGCCCAGCTGAACCTGCGCGATCCTGACACGCTGCAGCGTCTGACCGCCGCCATCATCCGCCATGAGAATGGCATGCAACCCTATGGGGCAGAGGCATTGACGGAAGGCGTCAACGGGGCACTGGAAGGACGCTCAGCGCGGCCCGCGCTGCCGGCGCCCACCGTTACTGTCGACGCACAAGGCACAGCACAGACTGCAGACCAACGTTTCGCATCCGCGGAAGCTGAACGCACGCAGGCGTCTGAGCGCGAGTCGCTTGGATTGACCGATGATGTTATGCGCGCTGGATTTGCTCATCCGGCGGCATCGCTCGATGCCGCCGCGCATGAGTCTGCCGAATCTGACTCGAATGACCTTGCGCCTCCGAGCGAGGCGCAGAAAGAGGCGGGTAACTATCGAAAGGGCCATATCAAAGTGGCCGGTCTGGACATCACCGTGGAGAATCCGGAGGGTTCGGAGCGCCGTGGGCGGTCGCCTGACGGGCAGGAATGGTCGAACCGCATGGCCGGCCATTACGGATACATCCGTGGTACGACTGGCAACGACGGCGATCATGTTGACGCATATGTTCGTCCGGGCACGGCCTCCGACTACGCCGGACCGGTGTTTGTGATCGACCAGGTGGACCCGACCTCGGGCGCTTTTGACGAGCACAAGGTCATGATGGGCTACGCCAATGAGGAAGCGGCCCGCGAGGCCTACCAATCGAGTTACAGCAACGACTGGAAGGGCCTGGGCGCGATGACTGAGATGTCAATGGCCCAGTTCAAGGATTGGACCAAGACGGGGGATTTTACGGCGCCGGCCGCGCGAGTTGATCGGACATCGGTCGATCCTGATCCCGGTCTGGGAACGCTGCAGGTCGAGAAGCCTGCCTCTGACATCCTGGCGAAGGGCGGGAAGCCGTTCCTTACGCGCAGCGCAGCAACTCGTGCCGCTGCTGCGCATGGCGATGCTGACGTGATCCAGCAAGGTGGCGGCTTCGTCGCCAGGCCCCGCACGATGCCTGCACGCGGTTCAGCTGCTGCGGAAACGTCCGTCGACTTCGGGCAAACGGCCCGCAAGTCGTTCGTCCGTCTGCTGAAGCAAAGCGGCGGCATTTCGCCGAAGTTGGCTGCCGACATTTATGGGGATCGTGCGCATTTGGCGAATCGCCGAGCACCGGGGCTTTTCAAACGCAACGGTATGCAGGAAGATGCGCTTGTCGCCGCGATGCAAGAAGCGGGCTACCTGCCGATGGATGCTGACTCGGTAGACTTGGGCCAAACGGCGCTTGACCGAGTGCGCGATGCGTTGGAGGGCGAGCCGGTCTACACATTGGCGCAGATGGATGAGGCGGCTCAGCGCGCCTATGCCGAGCGCGAGGCCGAAGATGCTGCGCGTGGTGACACGGCTTTCGCTGCGGATCTCGCCGATGCTGTGTTTGACGCTCTGGCAGCGCAGGGAGCGGGTGCCTCATTGGAGAAAGTCGGCCAGCGATTCGACGCTGCCCGCTATCTCGTCGAGAAAGGAATTACAGATGAAACCGGAATTGAAGCAATCCTCGAACGTGCCGCAATCCGAGCAGGAGACGACGGCGACTTCGAGGCCGCAGTTAAGCGAGAAGCAGCGCGATATGGTCTCGGGCACGATGGCGTTCGTCCGGGCATTCAAGGCGGCGCGGGCCAAGACGCCGAAGGGAAAAACCTAGATGTCGAACAGCCCCGAGACCAATACACCGCCGACATGTTCGGCGCCGACCCCGACCGTCGCGGCTCGTCGCAGCAGCAAGCAGTACCAGCTGCCCGAGGAAGCTCTGGGACCCAACGTCCCGGGGGTGATGCCCGACGATCACGCGACGTACCAAATCTCCCCGCCATCGGCAGCCCCGCGCGTGCGGTCTACCACGAAGAAGTAGAGCACGGCCGCTTTGCAGCATACGTCGAGGCGCGAGAGACGGGGCACCTGACGGCAGCCAATGGCCGAATCAGCTCGGCCGAGGACGCGGCGCACGCGCTCGCACAAATTCGTAAGTCGCCGCAGGAACAGATGGTCGCCCTCGTCACTGACGCCGATGGGCGGCCGATGAGCGTCATTCGATTCAGCATTGGGGATCGTTCCAGCGCAACCGCGCCGATCGGCCTTATCGCGGGACACGTGTCTCGGATCAAGAATGCGTCGAACGTCTGGCTGGCTCACAATCATCCAAGCGGCAACGCGTCCTTCTCCAGGGCGGACCGAGAGGTCACTAAGGCATACGCGGATCTGACGCGCGGTTCGCATGTGAAGTTGCGCGGCATGCTTGCCATCGGCAATCCAACCTTTTCTTTCTACGACCCAGCGACCCAAACGGAAAAGGCGAATCACGTCATACCGGCACGGTCGCGAGTCACACGAATCCCGGTCTCTCAGCGGGTCTTTAAGCGGTCGGGCAAGATGGGCGAGCCGGTCAACTCGCCAGAGCGTGCAAAGGTCGCTGTGCGCGAGCTTTCGAACGGAGAGGAAGGGCTGCTGTTCGTGAACGCTGATTTGCGCCCGTCAGCCTTTGTGCCGCTTTCATTGGAAAAGATGGCCTCGCTGCGCACCTCCGGCGGTCTGGATACAGTGCTTGGCGGGCTCGAGAAGTCGAACGCCGTCGGTGCATTCATCTCCGTGCGGGATACCAGCCCCGCTTCGATCGACGCCGCCGCGAATGTGGCCCGAGCCCTGAAGGCAGCCGACGTCTCGCCTACGGATGCCATCACGCGAGATGGGAAATCGCTCGGGGAAACCGGAGAATTTCGCACCCATGGCACGTCCTTTGAGTCTCGCGCCCACGATCAGGCCAGTCGCGTGTCGGTGGATACGGCGCGTGCCACCGCGCGAAAATTCATGTCGCAGCTCCCGGGGGCATCGCGGTTGAAGGTTTCGGTCGTCAAGACCGTGGGTGAAATCGGCGAGGCGGCGCGGCCGTCCCCATTGGCAGAGGGCGTGTATTACCCTCGAACCGAAGGAGGGGCGATCTACTTGGTGGCCGACAACTTGTCCAGCGAAGCGCGCTTGCAACAGGTGCTGGCACATGAGGTTATCGGCCACTTTGGAGTCGAAGCATTCCTGGGCGAACAGTTCCCTGCGATACTTGCCGATGTCCGTCGCTTGGCTCGGGCACCTGAGGGCGCGAAGATCCCGCGCGACGTGAAGCCCGGCCACCCGCTTTACGCGACGATGGAGGCCGTCTTTCTGGCTTATCCGGACTACACCCCGGCAAACCGCGCCCGCGAGGTGCTCGCCCGCATGGCGGAAACCGGACAGCGGCCGCATTTTCTGGTGCGGGTGTACGCCAAATTGCGCGCGGCGCTGCGAGCGATGGGTTTCGATCTCAAACTGACGAATGCCGACCTGCAGCAGATGGTTGTAGATGCTGGACGGTTTCTGCGTCGCGCCGGCGCCGATCGTGCGCAGGCGGGCATGCTGGAGGCGGCCGCGTCTCTTACCGCGAGCAGCCGAAAGACAGCCCTGGCCGCAGATTCTCGGCGCGGCCCTGAACCCGTCGACCTGCCACCGACGGTGATCGGCCACAACTTGGGCAGCGCAGGGAAGCACCCCACGCATGCCGCAGCAAAAGCTGGGGATGCTGCCGCTGCGGCCGAGCTCGTGTCCTCCCTGATGACAGAGGATGTGATCGAAAAGGTTCGTTCCGCTATCGGCAATGAGCGGCCGACCATCGTGCCGGTGCTGGCTGAGGAAGCGACTGGCTTCAATACGATTCCGCTGGCGTCCGCTCTGCAACTTGGGGATTCGCTGGGCCTTCCAGTAGCGCGAGCCATCTATCAATCAGTACGCGCAAAGCGCACTGCGTTGGGAGGCTTGGATCGAATCTTCCAGCAACCAGAATTCGATGGCGAAGTACGGCGTGGTGAGACGTACTTCCTTGTGGACGATACGTTAACGCAAGGCGGCACCCTGGCGTCGCTTGCGTCCCACATCACGCAGAATGGGGGGCGCGTTATTGGCTCTTTCGCGTTGACCGGGAAGCAGTACAGTGCTACCTTGCGCTTGTCCCCCGAAACCTTGAAAGCACTGCGAGAACGCTATGGAAATGTCGAATCAGACTTCCGCGCGGCCAGCGGCCGAGGCTTTGACGCGCTCACAGAATCCGAAGGACGCTATCTCGTCAAGCATGACTCGCCTGACGCCGTCCGAAGTCGAATCGCTGCTCTCGCACATGCAGGCGGCGGAGCCAGTGATCCTAAGCCGACTCCGCGAGCTACGAGCGAAGTAAGCAACTCGAATAGACCCGGAAACGACAAAGCCCCGCCAAATGCGGGGCTTTTTGATTCTGGCGGTCCGATGGAGTCGCGCGCGGCAGCGACCACGCTCTCCGGGCAACAACTGCACGCTGCAGGCCAAGCGGTACGCGATAGCGCGCTCAAGAAGATTGGGGCCTTCGCCGACCGCGAGCCGATCCGCGATAGGCTGAAGAAGCACACGCAGAATTGGCAGACCAAGCTGGTGCAGGGTGTGTTCGATCAGTTCGCGCCGATCAAGGGCTTGAGCGAACAGGCGTACATGCAGGCGCGCTTGTCAAAGGGTACAGACGGCGCTGCCGAGTTCCTGGTGCGCAGTGGAAAGGTCAAGCTTACTGATGGCGCGCTCGACGGTGTCGACGGGTCCAAAGGCCTGGCAGATGTGTTGGCCGACCTGAAGGGCGAGCACGATCATTTCATGGCGTGGATCGCGGGCAATCGCGCCGAAAAACTTGCCGGCGAGGGACGCGAGAATCTTTTCTCCTCGGCTGAGATCGCGTCCCTGAAACAATTGGCCAGCGGCAAGATGCCCGACGGCCGTAATCGCGCGGACGTATACCGCACAGCCCTGCGCGAGTTCAACGATTTGCAGACCTCGGTGATGGATGTCGCTGAGCAAGCAGGCTTGATCGACGGTGCCACTCGGCACCTCTGGGAGAGCGAGTTCTACGTGCCGTTCTATCGCGTCATGGAGGAAGACCAGACCGGCACGATGGGCCCCGGCCAGATCGGGGGACTGGTGGGTCAGAGGGCATTCCGTAAGCTGAAGGGTGGTAGCGAGAAATTGGGCGACCTGACGGCGAACACCGTGGCGAATTGGTCGCATCTGCTTTCCGGCAGCATGAAGAACCTTGCCGCCCAGGAGGCGTTGCAGGCAGCCAGCACGATGGGCGTTGCGGATCGTCTGGCGGGCGCCGAAAAGGGCAGCGTTCGGGTGATGGTGAAGGGGCAGGAGCGGCACTACTTGGTGCATGATCCGCTCGTGCTGGATGCGCTCACGTCGTTGCACTACGTTGGGTCGAATGATCCGATCATGAAGGGCATGCGTAAGTTCAAGCACGCGCTCACGGTTGGCGTGACGATCAGCCCAACCTTCCGTCTGCGCAACCTGATGCGCGACTCGATCTCCGCGGTGGCGATCAATACGGACATCTCCGCGAATCCGCTGCGCAACATGGCCGACGGCTGGAAATCTACAGGCAAGGATTCCGATACCTTCCGCCGGTTGCTGGCCGGCGGTGGGGCAGTGCGGTTCGGCTCGTTCCAAGATGGCCAAGCTCGCAACGTGAAGCGGCTGGTGGAGGACCTGGGCGTTGAGCGGGGGCAGGTGATCGGCTCGCCGGCAGCCCTCGGCCGTCATCTGCGCAAAGCGTTCGACTGGTATCAGGAGGTTGGCGATCGCGCAGAAACGGTCAATCGTGCCGCCATCTATAACCAGGCCCGAAAGAGTGGAAAGACCCACTTGGAAGCGAGCTACCTCGCCCGCGATTTGATGGACTTCACGGCTGGCGGCAAGTTTGCGGCGGTACGTCTGTTGTCGCAGGTGGTCCCCTTTATGAACGCGCGCTTGCAGGGTATGTACAAGCTGGGCCGCGGCGCCAAGGAAAACCCCGCGCGGTTCGTGGCCGTCACGGGGGCCGTCGCCATGGCATCGGCGCTTCTGTACCTGGGCATGAAGGACGATGACGAGTACAAAAAGCTTCCTGACTGGGTGCGCAACACCTATTGGGTTACGCGTATAGGCGACAAGTTCGTCTACGTGCCGAAGCCGTTCGAGGTGGGCGCCCTGGGCACGATCGTGGAGCGCGGCACTGAGCTGGCGTTCGCCGGAGACGATTACCGTCTGAAGGACTTCGGCAAGACCGTGGCAAGCGTCTTGGGCGATCAGCTGCAAATGAGCCCCATGCCCCAGATGCTTAAGCCATACCTTGAGGCGTCGTTCAATTACGACAGCTTCCGCGATCGCAACATCGACACGCCGTCGCAGGAGCGGCTACCGGAAGGCGATCGCTACACGTCGCGCACCAGTGCCGGCGCAGTGGCGCTGGGCAAGGCGCTTGGCTATTCGCCGCAGCGAATCGAACACTTGGTACGCGGGTATTTCGGCTGGCTCGGCACCCAGGCACTCAGCGCCGCCGACTGGGCAGCACGTCCAGCCCTCGATATGCCCGCAAATCCATCGCGCGATATGGCCAAGATCGAGAACTGGTTTGTCGTTGGCGATTTCCTAAAGGGTGCCGATACCACCAGCAGCAAGTACACCCAGCGTTTCTACGATCAGCAGCGCGAGATCGACCAGGTGTATGCCGCGTTCACCCAGGCGCGCAAGGAGGGCGACATCGAGCGCGCGCGAGAGCTCGCCGGCGACGACAAGCTCAAGCTGCGGGGCCTCTACCAGTCGGCCAATAAGCGCATGCAGGAGATTGGACAGCAGATCAAGCGGATCGAGACCAGCGCAACGATGCCGGCGGACGAGAAGCGCCTGCGGCTCGACACTCTCGTACAGGCGCGCAATCAGCTTGCGATGTCTGTGGATGAACGCATGCGCCGAGCGCAATAGAAGGACTTCGCCATGAAAGACCGGATGCCCGCTGTGCGGGTTTTTTTTCGTCCCTATCTGCAGTGCCCTCCATGACCCATCCAGACATGCACAACGCTGACAGCATGACCGGCGCGCAGGCCGCCACGATGATCGAGCGCATGTCGCACATCGTGGAGACGATGCGACAGCTTCAGGCTGGCCAGCTGAAGCAGACCGAAATGCTCGTCAACATCGCGACGATTCAAACCGAGGTGAAGCATGCCGACGCTCGCATAACGGAGGTGGAGAACGTCGCCCACCAGGTGCGCCGGGACAAAGAGCTCATCGAAAAGCGAATCGTCAGCCTTGAAGGCTGGCTGAAGCTCATGGCTTGGGGCGCGCCATTCCTTCTGGCTTTCATCTGCTGGGCTGTGCTCACTGGCGTCGACAGCATCCGCAGCTTCGACGCTGTGGTCGAGCGCGTGCGCGGCGTCGAGGGCCGGATGTCTGGCATCGATGGGCGCCTGACCAACACTGAAACCGTAGTTCAGTCCAAGGCGATCGAAAGCACCTTCGATCCGCCGTCACCTCCCGCAGTTTCCACACCTCAACGCAGGTAATCACCCATGAAGCTCTTTCCCGAACTCGTCCCCGACTGGCGATCCTGGTGGCGCATGTGGACCATTTGGTTCCAAGGCGCTGCTGCTCTCTTTTTCTCTTACCTTACGGCGGTACCTGATGCAGCATTCCAAATTTGGGCAATTCTTCCGAGCGATATTCGAAGCACTTTCCCGCCTGCGTACGTCCAGTACGGCGGCATCGTCCTCATCTTCCTCGGGATCCTCGCCCGTCTCGTCAAGCAGCCCAAGCTCGAGCAGCGCTATCAAGCTCGCGTGGGGCAACCATCCGAACGTGACGCCGGCATTCCGGAAGAGGGCGGTGGAGGTGGCATCGGCGCTGGGGATCGAGCCGAACCATCTGATGGCTTGCATGGCATGGGAGACGGGCCCGCGAGCCCGCTTCACCCCGACCGTTCGTAACGCCGCCGGATCCGGTGCCATTGGCTTGATCCAGTTCATGCCTTCGACGCTTAAATCGATGGGCCGGACCGTGGAGCAGGCTGCGGCGATGACGGCCGTGGAGCAGCTCGACCTGGTGCGCGAGTACTTCGAGCCGTATCGCAATCGACTGCATTCCTTGAGCGATGTCTACATGGCCATCCTTTGGCCGGCCGCGATCGGCAAGCCCGAGACCTCAGCGCTATGGACGCAGGAAGGCCGCCCCACGACATACCGCCAGAACAGCGGCTTGGACATCGATGGCAACGGCGTCATCACCAAGGCCGAAGCAGCAGCCAAGGTTCGCGCCACGCTGGAAGCGGGAATGCAGGTCCCGTACGTCTATGAGGGGCCGCTATGACGCCGCTACTGGCTGAATTTGGCCCTTGGCTGGCCGCTATCGCGGCGGCCGTGGTTACCGGGATCGGCATTTATTTCCGCGCAAAGGCCAAAGGGAGTAGCGAGGCGCGCGAAGAAGTGGCCGAGAAGACCAATGAACAAGCGGCAGTGGCCGCTAAGGAAGTTCGCAATGTCGATGTTCAGATTGACCGCCTGCCTGATGGCGGCGCTGCTGACCAGCTTAAGCGCGACTGGCTGCGCAAGTAGGCAGCCGGTGGGGCTTGAGTACTGCGCGATCGCGAAGCCCATCTTTGTCGCTGTCGAAGATGAATTCACAGATCCGACGGCGCGTCAGATTCTTGCGCACAACGAGCGTGGCAACGCGCTGTGCTCGTGGCGAGGGCGTGCATTCTAGATCGACCCAGCGCATTGCCCGAGTTAAAACGTCAGGCCTTTCGAGACGAACCGTGTGCAGTTGACGACATCCGTGGCAGTCACAGTCTGATCATGGTGATAATCAGCGCGGTCGCGCAGTGCTCTTGCTAGGCTTAGAAAAGTGCCGATACTGCGTGAGCGGCTTTGCACCGACACATCACGGACGCTAGGGTTACAGAGCCGATCAATCAACTGCTGATGAACGCCTCCTGTATGCGCGCGCAGGCCACCTTTTTCAGCCTCGGGGAGAGCGTTATGAAAATTTATCGCGTGATGATAAAGAGCGTAATAGCTACGCCCAATTTTGTTGCGCATCAATTCCTCGTCGCTCGTGGGAATCGTCTGCGCGTACGCCCAGAGCTGTTCGGCGCTACTCGGCATGATAGGCCGCAAACGAAAATACCATCGAGGACGGAATAACGACACTAGAATGAGCAAGACGCTCGACATACTCGACGGTCAGATCTAACGCTTCCTCATCCGTCACTTTGAGGAATATCTCATATCCGAAATACGGATGCTGGCCATCACGAGGACTCTCCACCGGCCGAATCATAGGATGTTTCCAAGCCTGGAACATTCCGTGATCTCGCAGCACCTCTCCAGCCACATCTAATGCCGCTACGACATGATCTTCGGTTTCGCCATTTTGGTTGAGGATCGAGACCACGCGACGTGCTTCATCCTCGCGCTCAAAAGTGCCAAGATCTGGAAACATGGTTTTTGCCTTGTCGATTGCCCGCACGTATGTTTCGAATCCGCCGTTAGGTGCGCCCTGATGCAAGAAGTGCGTCTCCCCGAACTCCGGGTCAATGATCACCCTGTAGTGCACCAACGATTCGCTATAACGCGCGAGCATAATCAATGTGGTAGCCGCAGTGGCCTCGAAGCGTGGCGGATCTCTACGCTTGAGGTCTGCGAGCACTTCCATCGTCGCATCATAGTCCCCCGTTGCGGCGATGAGAACCGCCCGAACGGCGGATGCCCACCCACGATCGGCATTGTCTAATTGCTCCGTGCTCCTCAAGAAGCGACGGTGCTGCAGATCTAGCCGCGAGCGATATTCCGTGGATTCGGCGAGCCAAATTTCAACATCCTGCTGAAGTTGGGCGCCTATCGTGGCAGGAGTTCCTATGGGCATTATGTCCAAATATCTTGTTTCTGTTACGTTCTATTACTTCGACGTGTTGAATTGCATTAAAACATATAAAGCTCAGCGGACTGTGCATCTGCTAACCGCGACTACGGGATTTACATATCCACGCTCGCAAGCGTTGTACCGCCGCAAAGCCAATTTGCCGATCCGATAGGTACGATGTCTAGTGCGTTAGTTGCAGGATGCATTGTTGATTCGCCAAAGCTACTACGGCATCTCAATTGGCGAGACGGCGTCGGCCATTTGATAGTTCGAGCTTCCAACCTCGGTGCGCACCCTGTGCCAGCGAAACGCATCGGATGGAAGAGCAGCCGCGATAATTTCGCGAGCTTGATCAGGTGTCGTGGCCGGGTCCGCCCATTCACGCGCAAGCGCCGGCGGAAGCACGACTGGACGGCGGTCGTGAATGTCGACCATCCCACCTGCGGAATCATCGGTCACGATGGCCATGCCGTGTTCGGCGTCTGTTTCGGCACCGGGGCGCCACGCGCAGATCGCTGCCATCATGATGGACTCGTCGCCCTCGGAGTGGATGAACCAAGGCTGCTTGCTGCCTTTCTCGCCGGTCCACTCGTACCAGCCATCGGCAGGCACCAGCATGCGGCCGTGTTTGAACGGTCCGCGCCAGAATGATTTCTTGGGATCGAGGATGGTGTCCAGGCGGGCGTTGCTCACTGGAGCACGCTTAAACCACAGCGGCTTGTAGCCCCAGAAAAGACGCGACACCTCCGGGTCGCCGGCCAAGCAGTGGAACGCCAACGGCTTCGTGCCGGGCGGCACGTTGTAGCGCGGGCCCAGCACGTCGGGCAGGCTGTAGGAATTCCAGGCGATCGTCTCCAGATAGTCGGCGACGGCGCGAGATTGGGCGATTCGTCCACACATGGCGTTCTCCTATGTGTGGAGTATAGGCGTCAAGCTTCGACGCGTTCCGCCCGGTAAACCAGCCAGTAATAGTGGCTGTGCTTCCCTTTTTTGGCGACGTGGCGCTTGTAGAAGACGCGAACAGGTCCAGCGTAACGCGCGTGCATCGTTACGGCGTACTCTCGATCTTCGGCCTTCTCGGGGTTTGGGAGGGAATTGGACCCGTGCGCGACTTCATCGCCGCAAATTTTTGCAAGAATTTCGATCTCTGACATAGCGACACCTGTATAAAAACACAGTATATGCATGTCAGACGCAGGGACGGAAGCGACGTTACAACGCCTCGAGAGTGCCAATGTTGGTGAGACGAAACAACCGCGCCCGGCGCAAGAACGGCACAGGTTTAAGAAAAAACGGGGAACGCTAGGGGGATTTTTTGAGCGATCGGCAGAACGCCGTACTCTCGTTTGTCACCAAAGCGGGATCATGTCACCACTTGGTTTATTGAAACAGCCCGGAGAACTAGGCTAGATGGGGTGGCTGATGGGGCTCGAACCCACGACAACTGGAATCACAATCCAGGACTCTACCAACTGAGCTACAGCCACCACTGTACTGCTGAGAACGAAATTCTAGCACGTTTTTTTCGCATCTGTCGCGGAGGCGTTTCACCTTTGGATGTTGCGGTTTGCCATCAACTGGTGCCTTGGCATGGCTCGAATGCGGGGCCGCCCCGCGATCATGGAAATCCACGATGCAAACCGCTATCCCACCCTGGCGATTCGGGCTACCATCAAAAGCTGAATCCATGGCGTGCAACCATGCGCCATGGGGGTTGGAATCTATGCACCTCCCTGTTGCCAAGGGGCGTGATGCTTGGCCTTGAAAGGTTTTCGTGTGCATCAAAATAACTTGGTCTACAAAGGCTTTCGCCTCAATGCGAGGGTCTCGCGTGAATTTCCCGGTGGGTCGTCGGATGACGGAACAGCACCGCAATTCACGGCCACCGTGCTCGTTACGCGCGCCAACATGATTCAGAGCTTCGGCGAAGATTACGTGGTTCCGAAATTTGCGCAGGGCAGTCGCGTCGATAGTCCGCGCGATGCCGTGCACGTCGCGGTATCGCATGGATGCGATATCGTGGATGCGCTGACGGATGGCGTGGTGGCGCCCTCGGCGAAATAA